CTAGTAGTTGGTTGGTTGGTTGGTTGGTTGGTTGGCCAGTGCTAGCTGGCTGGCTGGCTGGCTAGTAGTTGGTTGGTTGGTTGGTTGGTTGGTTGGTTGGTTGGTTGGTTGGTTGGTTGGTTGGTTGGTTGGTTGGTTGGTTGGTTGGTCTCACCAGTCGTCTAGCTGACCTGCCGTCCCGCTTGACCTGTTGACCCGCTGTCCCACTGTTTGAACCATGTCAAATTTCTGCCGCTTAGCCGCTTAGCCGCATAGATGGATCAATGCGCAAACAAGCGTCTGCACGTAGTCACAAAGGTACTCGAAGGTTTATTAGTTTGGCCGCATTGATGAATGTGCCGGCTGGTCTGCGCAGCCGCACTTGACAACCCGCTACTAGTTAACTAGCCTTTCACCGCATAGACTAGACATCTGTCCGCGCAGACGACGCCAGGAGCGCAAATACAGAAAAGGCACCCGCAAGGGTGCCTTTTCTGTATAGCTGTAAAAAGTATAACTTTTAGTTATTCCGCAACTTCTACGTTTCCATCGTCAATAAACAGAGACTCTAGAGTTTCCATATTTATCTCACCATCACCCGCAATTCCGTAGTCCTTCTGGTACGCGCTAATCGACGTTTTGGTGAGATCACCGTACCACCCGTTAATGTCTGACCAGGCATCATAATAGCCAAGTTCTCCCAGCCTGCGCTGTAGATGATGGACTGAGAGAGACTTCTTTGCATACAGGTTTTTAAATACGATTGCAGATAATCTAACCGTATCTGTAGAGTTACCGCTAACAGCTTGACCAAGAGGCGATGCTGGCCGCTTCTTATTTGACTGGGGTTTTGCAGCAATCTTTTCGTCTACAGCGTCAGTGTGTATTTGACTCGCATCTGACGCCGCAGCGTTTAGATCTCCATCACCCGCTTCAATGTTCTTGTTTTCAGTCTGGCTCTGGATTTCATCCTTCATTCTATTTCTCCTGTCAATCTACAATTATTATTATATTTAGATTTTAGAGTAGCTCTGCCGCAAGCTTCGCCACTTCACTGCGTTCGCATGTCGACAACATTACATGGCCAAAACATTCCTGATCTGCAAAAGCATTGATTAAAACAGCTAATGCATTATTTGATTCTCCAAGATACGGAGCATCTATCTGTGTCGTATCTCCAGTAAACACTATTTTACTACCTTCACCTACTCGTGTAAGTATAGTTTTTAGAGTAGTTGGTTCTAGGTTCTGGGCTTCATCGACAATAATAAACTGTCGATGAAGCGATCTACCGCGTAAAAATGTTACACTTTCAAGTGTGAGTTTTTCTCTGGTAAGAAGTTCATCAATCATTGACTGCGCCCCTACTTTAGATTGTCCGTCTGTTAGAGCTACTATTGCGTCATATATTGCAGACATCCATGGATCTAGTTTTTCGCTTAGATCTCCCGGAAGAAAGCCTACATCAGAATTTGATATTGGAACGAGTGGTCTATATATAGATAAACGTTCATATAGCTTTTTCTCGACGACCTGCTCGAGTCCTGCTGCTACCGCAACAATTGTTTTACCGGTGCCTGCTCTTCCGTCGAGGGCGATAACTTGTACAGATTGGTCGAGCAATAGGTCTAATGCAAATCGCTGTTCTTTTGAACGAGGTCTGAGGCCCCAAGCGTCCGGTGCCACATGAGAAAGACGCATTAAATTGTTTGACTGATATCTCGCCAGAGCCGATTTATTTCCAGATTTTGCTACAACAAATTCATTATTTATCAGTTGAAGATCGTCTAAAAATTCTGAATCGTTGAGTATACCGTCTGAATGTAGTCTATCTATCGATAGACTATCTAACTCGATAGTTGTCCATCCTGGATTCTTTCTATCTCTGTCTACTCGAGCTGGAAGATGCTCCCTAGCAGGTATTCCAAGATGTGAAGCTTTTATCCGTAATGCAGCATCGTTTGAAATAATCGACGTATATCCGTATTTTGATTGATTAATTGCTGTTGCGATGATCTTATTGTCAGCAGTATATTGATCAAGTCCATGGTCTATCAATATTGAATTATCAATTTTACTGACTTCTATTCTTAGAACTGAACTATTCTGTACATCTGATATGGCTGTTGATCGTGATAACGATCCTCCAGCTGCTGTACGTATATCTTCTATCAGTCGTAGAGCTGATCTTGCCGATCTTCCAGTGTCGTCATTTCTTGATTTTAGACTGTCAAGTTCTTCGATTACGACAAGTGGTATAACGATTTCAGCGCTGTCTATACCGTATATGCAGTACGGATCAGCTATAAATACAGATGTATCAATTACAACTCGAGACCTTGTTTTAGTTTCTGTCTGATCTAGAACTACTGAAGAAACGCTATCGTTTGGTGGCATTGTTCTCCCGTTCATGTTTTCAAACAAAACTACGAATCATTACTGACTCTACCCCACTAAACATCTCCCTATCTCGGGTTGAAAATTCGTGCTCCGCCTCTTCCGTTATTGCCACCATTTGATCCTCTAAATGACGGAAGACGTCTAGCCGCCACTGACTTAGCTGTGATCTGTCCACCGACGAATCCAGGTGGAGGCTTTATGAGAAGCGCTGTCAGTGCATGAACGAGAGCATCAACCCTGTCAGGAGACTTTCCTTCTCCAGGTATCCATGAGATCATCTGTGATTCGAGATCAGCTAGGTAGTTGACATGATGTACACGACCTTGCTCGTATGCAAGCGTTACTGGTTCTGCACGTAGTGCCTTACCGTGTTTCGAGTGGACCTCAAGAACCTTGATGTTCGGGTCTATCGCTAAAATAGCGTTTGTCACTAGAGCGCCGCCTTGGTTCACTTCAGCAACAACAGGACAACTGTACTTTCTTGCCATCGCGACGACAGCGTTTGCCCATTGCTCTGGCGAACCGTGTACTGTTGCGTCCTCTAGAACCCAAGCGTTTCTTCGATAGAGATCGCGTTCTGCTGTAGATGCGCACACGACGATACCGCACTCGTCTCTTGGATTTTCAGCAACTGATGGATCTACACCGACAACTCTAAGAGGCGCGCCAATTGGAAATGCTGTTTCACGAAAGCGTCCTATTAGTTCATCAGTCCAGAGTGCTCCCTCGACGTCTGAAAGCATTTCGCCATATAGTTCTTGAGCAGCTAACCGTGTACCTGCGTATACTCCAGTGATCGCGTCTAGGTAGACGCTTGATAGGTTTCCAGCATTATCCAAAGTTGATCCGCGTGAAATCACGACGCGACCAGTTTTTTCGGATTCAGAAATTAGAGCATACAACATTGGTACCCGCTTGGGTGTTGTCGTACAGATGATCTGCGGAGACCTACCAAGACGGCAAGCTACGCGCGCGTTGTCCCACGAGGTCATGCCTGCGGCGTCTGGACTCTGTCTCCATGCAGCAACCTCGTCGCACCAGGCGTAATGAAACTGTGGACCACGTAGACCATCTGGCTCGTCAGCTGTAAAGCAGGTGGCTGTGTTTCCGTTAGGCCAGGTTAGCCGTCTCTTAGACGGTTCGTAGTGCGGACGTTCGCTAGGCGCAGAAACATTAATTATACCGCTCTCACCTTCAACGATAACGTCACGTACGTCAGCGGCTGTACGTGCAATTAAGGCAAACCGCAACTGTCCTTGCGACGTGTCCTTCGCCTTATCGCGTATCCATTCCGCAGCGGCTCTTGTCTTTCCTGCGCCACGTCCGGCGAGGTATAGCCATATCGACCAATCGTCGTTTTTTGGAGGTAATTGCTCCGGTCGCGCCCAAACATTCCAGTCCCAAACGAGGGCTTCCATGTCTAGTCCGCTGAGTATCGCGTCTTGTTCTTCCTTAGGGAGCATCGCGATCTGCTCCATCATACTCTTTCCCATAGATAGTTATTCTATCTCGGGGCTCGAGAGTATGATTCTATTGGATAGCGAGTTCGTATATCTTAGCAAGACCGCTGTCAGTGAGCGCGTATCGCGTTGGCGAACCATCAATGACAGTTGCGTATCCGCACTCGACGAGTCTGTTTACATACGTCTTTCGGTGGGTTGAACTCAATTTGTGGGGACTGATCTCAGTCATATCATCGAGAGTAACGGGAGTTCTTGCGGATTTCATAATCATCAGCGCGATATGCGCACCGCCGTTACGGCGAACTAGCGGTGTCCCATTCGGGGCGACTCTTGTTGTCTTCTTTGACGGCACTGTTGATCCTCACTATCTAAAGATATCGGTAGACTTTTTTCTGATCCAGACATTGTTGCGCGAATGATCTGGAAACAGTGGAGCTAGAAAGCAGGCAAGAACCTCATCACCGTAAAATTGTCTTGCTCTCTCGTACGCCTCGAACATCGAGAGTTTTACTGGATCACTTGACTCTTTGACTGCTCGTTTGATGTCGTTGAATGAAGCAAATGTTCCAAATCGGTCAACGTGCTCAAATCCACAGGACAGCATCAATTGATCCAGCTCGCCTACGGTGTACTCGTGTACATGATTTTTTGCTGCGCTACCATTAAAAACTGGCGTTGATAGAATAAGTGTTCCACCTACTGGAAGTAGCGCATTGATTCCCGCAAGATATTCATGTCCATGCTCAAGAGTCATATGTTCAATAACTTCGAATGATACAGCAAGATCAAACGATTGGCCAAATTCAACTGAAAGTTCGCGCCAGCGCTCAACGAAGTTAAACTTTTCACGTAGTTGAATTTTTCTAGCAAACACCGTGTCAGGTCGCATCTTTTTTGCGAACGGTATCGAGTTGAGGTCAAGTCCGAGATAATACTCTGGTCTGAAGTTTGGGCCAGGCAGTCGAACAAATGTTCGAGCCAACTGTGCGTCCGCTCCACAACCTGGCTCGAGAACTCTTTTGGCTTTGCTGTCGTTGATGTACCGCGTTGCCCATCCCCATCTGAAGACATGGGCTAGGTAATCGCGATGGAGACGACCTTCGAATAGCGATTCACGTAAGGCTGTCGTGTCAAAGTCTCTGTCCACAAACGAATTGTATAACTATTTGACTGAAAAAACGTCACCGATCTCGATGTATTGAACTGAGTCAACCATTTCATACGGAATGTGTAAGACATAGTCAACGAGACCTTCTTCAGCGCCAAAGCTCTGCGCTACTGATATATGACCACTTTTCATGTTTTTGACAAGAAGGCCAACCGTATGCACGATGTATGGTACGTCTTCGACATCACCAACGCGCATCCATCCGGAGTCCGCGTGAGCGTCTTTCCAACAAACGTAGGCAATGACAATTGACTGCATGTCACTGCTTGCTGATGGCTCTCGCGAGGACTCCAGTTGCTCGTTTTCCATAGATGAAATATATACTTTTTATCCACCTATATGTGTCAACCGCAGGACATTAGTACTGTCTAGTTAGTGGCGCTTTAAGCAGAGTCCTGGCTATTAAACTCAGCGGCGCTTGTCGGAGACTTGAAGCATGGCGCCCCAAACATCGGAGCACGCGTCATGATAGACCTCGCCTCGCGTGTCCCAGATACGATTCTTGAAATTACTGTAGTCGAGATGATCAACGTGCGAAACCAAAAATGACGCGAAGTCATCCCGCGTCACATACACGCGATATTCGTAGTCGCGGTTAGGAAGTTCAATAATCGCAGAACCGGTTACATCACTCAACAGTTCAAGTGACTTACGGTCTCGAGCGCGGACAGTCAACTTCCCAGGCATCTGGTTGTTATCAACCGCGCTAATAAATCCGTCTTGAGTAAATACCCACATAGTGTCTCTCCGTTTTACGTCGTTGTTTTATATAAAATCTTGCTGTTACGTGTTTAGACGTAACTTTACAGCTTCTTGCACTGCTTGCGGAGCGTCCGCGAGCATCATTCCTTCTTCTTCGGCGTTACCGTATTCTTCTGCCATCATCTTTTTAAACATGCGCTTAAATTGCGGAAGAACATAGTCAACGATCTCGACGCCATCATCATTGATGGTCGTGATCTTGTAGATCTCTGGCTCCATGTCAGCTACCTTTCACTGTTGCATACTGACAATATCAGGTTTCTTTTGGCGCCAGAAGTGCAAAGACTACCGCTAGTCCTGATGTCGAAATAGCGATCTCTGCTGATGATCCGCTGAACGCGGTAGCCACCGAAAAACATCCGATGACTACCGCGAAAACAGCTGGCCAGACTATCTGACGAAGTCTGCTAAACCAATCAGGCACTGATCGACTTCTTGGAGCCGCGAGTACGTCCCTTTAGCCGGTCAGACGCATTCCTGATAGTGGTACCGCTCGTCTTGATGAGCTTTGTCGCCTTCGCGTACGTGACTCCGAGTTCACGAGAAACCTCGATGACGGTCTTGCCTGCGGCGTACAGTGTGCCAGCTGCTTCCGGTGTTGCGATAGACGCCATCACCGCAGCAGGCTGAACAGGCTGGACAGACTGCTGATCCGCGATTTCATGAGCAATCGTGTTTACGAAAGTCGAATTCGCAAGATCTTCAGCCACTGCGTGCTCGAGGACATTTGTATTTTCGTTGTTCATTTGTTGTGCTTTCTCATATGTTAATTGGTCGCTGTCTAATTGCTGCCGTGCAGCTGCGAAAAGCATGACTGTTTCGTTGATTAGTGCTGTCATTTCTTTTCAATCTCAATATACCCATTGAAAATCAATAAGTAAACATCATTGTATACTTCTCAGATTTTCTTTTCGGCGTGCGGATGAACGACTCCTAAGAGAGTTGAAATACCCGTGTCGTCATTTGTGATCTCGTCTCTGACTGTTTTCCACATTGCTTCGAGAACAGCGACAACTGTTACCGCAATAGCGATCGGAAAAATTGCATACCGCATAAATCTCATTTTTTACTCGTGCGCCTTTCCATATCCACGATTTTGCCGCGATGACGTTTTGATTGACACGCTGGTGGATAGTCCAAAACAACGTATACCGTAGTCGCGTTATCGCACAGTGGACACTTCCACGATGAAGGAGGTTCGATTTCTTTACGCGTTTTCACAAGAGGTCACAATACTACACGTTTAATCAGTAGATTGTGCTATACGGCGAGTAGCGCGCATAAATTTTGCGCGTTCATTCGTAGTCGTTGCTCCCCAAACGCCGTGCTCCTGATGTCTGATCGCGTACTCCAGGCACTGCTGCATTGACGGGCAGGCTCTGCAAATTTTCTTTGCAGCGTTTACTTTCTTTCGGTGCGTTTCGTCGAAGAATATGTCAACGTTTTCGGCGTCAACACAGGCAGCGATCCGCATCCAGGTCGGTTTAGAGTGTGAGTGAATCATTAAACCGCCAAGCGATCGACAATGGACGGAGGGACGCGGATCTCTGCTGATTCAGTTATACCGTTTACGACCCTGATAAATCTTCCGACTGGGACCAAAAGTTTCACGATGAGCTTTGACTTATCAATTCCGACAACACTGGCAGTTAGACCGCGCAGATACGCTGTACCGCAAAAATCGTTGAAACGTACCGTATCTCCGATTTCAAAATCGTCAACATCTCTTGACTTTCGAAGCAAGAGTAGACGAGAATCAATTGTCTTTTTATAGGTCTCAAGGTGCTTGTCAAGCAGTCCGCGTTCAACAAATTCAAGGAAGGCAGACTCGATGACAGTCAGCGGGTCGTATGGCGTCGTTGTCATTCTCATCCTTTGTAGTGTAGATGCCCTGTTACCGTACGGTCCGGGCCAGACCGATTATATGAAGCGGCAACTCTTCAATTACTAACATAAAAGCATCTGATGAGCGCAGCTTTCTACTAAGTGCCGCAGGCTTTCTACTAAGTGCCTAACAGATGCCAAACTAAACAATCATTATTCCTATTTTAGTTTACTTACTTTAATCGCTTATTTGCGATTGCAAGTCCTCCGAGAAGGAACACAGTCAAAGCCGTTGCGATGGCCGCAACGCTGTTTACAATTTCAATATTGAACCGCATCATACCTCCTTTCGGCGTGTGTACTACTTTTTGCATGAATTAATTATGGTGTGACTCTGCCGTTGTCGATCCATGAGGAGTAGGTTATCGGCATGATTTCCGCAAAATGCTTTTCAATATCAACAGCATACTGACGAATTTCGTATTGAGCCGCGTCAGAAGACCGTAGTTGAAGAAAATTCATCAGTGACCGTGAATTTACAGTCCAATAAAATTGAGTGTACATCGACACTGGGAGAACGTTTCTAGCTAACTCTTTTGCGATGCCGCCAGCCAAAAGAGAATTGTACATTCTAATTGACTGTTTAATCACTGATGACATTGCTCTCCGCGCGTTTTCACGTGTGGCTGAGTCCTCGATCATTTCAAAAGTGTATGATCCGGGCTTGCCGACTTGATGTCTGACCGCGGACTCCTCTGGAATGTAGAACTCAGGCGGCATCACGGAGTATCTTGCGCTAAATTCGTTAAACGAGCCGATGCGGTGGCGAAACCATTCTCGAGCGACAAAAATTGGACACTTGACATGAAAGCGAAACGCGTTGTGCTCGAATGGCGTACCGTGGCGTTCGCGCATAAGAAAATTGATGAGTGCCTTGTCCGCAATATCAAGTGTATCCGTATGTTTCGCGAATGAAACGCGAGCCGAGTTAACGACAGATAGATCATCTGCCATGTGTGCGTCCAGTCGAACGAATCCGTAGCTACTTGAAACTGGGTCACTCACGCGTCTGCTCCATCTTCAACGTGCTTAAACGTTATTTCGTTCAACGGAAACCATCCGAACCATCCGGTCTCTGTAGAACGAACAAGGATGCTAGGACTCTGCATCGCAGGAGGAGTGCTTTGACTTACAAATTCAAAGACTGCCCCATTCTCATGAAGACGATTTTTTGTGCGGTTTGAGGCTGTTTTTGCCGCACTGATCTCAATTTTTGAAGCGGTCACTTCGCGTTCTCGATCTCGAGTTCAGAACGCAGCTCGAGCTTCTCCCAGCCGGCAAACGTCAGAATCGCTGTTGCGACAAGAATGACCGTGGGAACAAGAAGAATGGGGCGATCATTCGCGGTCTCGAACGCGCAGAGAAGTGCGCTGACGAACTGCCCAAGCATTGAAACCGCAGCCCAACTATGATTATGAACCTTCACTGTCTCTCCGATCGTCGTCGTTGTTGTATGGACATTGTACACTTCTTAGTTTTAAGTTTGGTAATCTATTCGGTGTTGAATAGAGCACGTCTGCGTTCGGCATGAAGTTCACAGAGCGCTCGAGCTACTGGACTTTTTCCGATTAGATGGAATTCAACTTGTCCGTAGCATGTTTCATCGAATGAACTGCAAGTACTTCTGTGAATTGCATAATTATAGTCGGTGTTTTCGTCTTCTGGATTCATTGAATGCTAAATCCACCGCTTGATTCAAGAAACCTAGCGAATTCAACGATGTCATCAACTTCCAACTTTCCGTTCTTTTCCCACAGGTTCGTCATGCCTTCACCGCGACAGCCGTTGCACCAGCCGTAGTTCCTGCCAAGTTTGGCGACTTGATCGCTGTTTAACTCCATCTGCGGCATCCCTAGATCAATTCCGACTTCGTCTGTCCGAACTCCCGTACCGTCGCATAGACCGCATATTTTGTTTTTCGCCGCAGACAGGATAAGATTTCTGCTAGTCACGTATTCGTATGCTGCACCCGAATTTACGTCAGAAAGCAGTCCTCGAGCAAGTTGCTCCGCATCACTTGCGTCCAGACCGTCGCCGACGTTGCTGTATGCGTATTGAACGTCTGAGCAAACATCTGGGTGACTTTCTTCGCAATACGTCCAGAGACAGTTCCAATTCCAGACATTTCGATAGAAGTATTTGCCGACTTCCGAACTGGGATCTATTCCAACTACATCCATTCCCATGTTTATGTGCCGTCTACTTCGTATCGCTGTCGGTGTCTTGGATGTTTGCTTTGCCGGAGTCTGGAATTTCTGGCGAGGGTGATAGCATCTCTTTGACCGCATTTCGAATCTTTCGCACATCTGATGTCTTTGATTTCATCGCGTCAGCGATAAACTTTTTGACAATTGAAGGTTTGACGCCAGCCTTTGCCGCAACCTTCTCGACGCCGAGTTTTCTGATTTGCGCCGCAACGTCGTTGAGCGCATCAACTAGATCTCTTGCGTCTACTCCGAGACGTTCTCTTGCCACGTTTTTCTCTTTTCTAATAGTTGCTATCTTTGTGTACTACTGGTGAGCGCTGCGTTTTACCGCGTAATCAAGAATCTGTTGTCGAAGAGAAGAATTGATTGCCACTAGTCGTTTGATCTCGTTTAGCAAAATTGCTTCGTTCGGTGTGGCAGGATCGTCATCAACATTGTACCAGCCGTTCTGTTCGTCCCATTTCCAGTCTTTGACTGAATATGAAGGCGTCGGCCATTCTTGACTTACCGCAAAGTATTCACCGGAATCTACAAGTCGGCCGGCGACTCGAGGCGCGTTTGGATCCGGTGCTGATTCATGCATAGTCATGACTAGCCTCCGCGAGGAGTTCTTCCATTACTGTTTGAGGATGACGATGCGTGAACTCTAGAGTAGTGGAGAGCATTCCTGCCGCAATCGCGAGAGCGGTGCGCAGACGAGTGATCTCATCGGCGGCTCGTTTACAGATATCTTCAGCTGGAATACCGTGCAACAGATCAGTCAAGATGTAATCATCCACGGCGACGATCCTTCCAATAGCCAGTATTCCAGCGATCGTCCAGACGGATGGAAAGCAGGGTAAGTCCGCACGGCGGAATCACGTAAATGAACGGACGACGATGGACCAGCCAGTGCGTCTTGCTGCACAAAAATTCCAAAGCAGCGACCACGCGATATTTCATGTTATCAGTCACGACAGGCCTCGCCGCAGAATGAGCAAGGGCGGGTGATGTAGTCTGATGAGACACCCCACTTCTCTGCCAGCATGACGCAGTGCGTCCGCATGAGTGTCACGATATTATCAGCCATGGCGCAATTCATCCCATTTGTTAAGTACGTCGTCCCAGTGCCCTCTGCGGATACCATCAGCCAGCGCGTCACCCGCGGAGCGTAGACGTTCGATCTCGTCAGCCGCTTCATTGCCGATACGGTGTTGCTCGTTGACTGACACAGCGAAAGCTATCTGCCGCGCCTGGTGTGCGATGTCACTAGTCTTGTTAGTCATGGTTTGTCTCGAGTTGTGCGCAGGAACAGCATACTAGTTCGACGCACGGTAAGTCGTCGACCATTCCTGTTGGAGATGTGTGCGTCGCCGGCTTACCGCAATGAACACAGTGCGATTCACCATCCCAATCAGCGGGGACGCTACGCATGGATGCGGCCTTCAATCGACGATTTATGGGACTCTTCATTGTCCGCGAGCTGGTGCGCTATACCGCGGACGCAGGCTCCGGCGCGTTCAAATAGTTCGGCAGAGGTCCATTCCTCGCGTGTTCCACCGCTGTTTGACAGTCTTTCGACGATTAGATCATGAATAACGTCAAACCTGTCCGCAACATCGCAAAGATTGTCAATGCGATCTTTTGAATCATAGAGAGTTTTGATATCTATCTCGCTGAATAGGTTTTTCATGAATCTTCTTCATCCGAGCCGTCTGATGTCATTCCGTGCATTAGAAATTTTATTAGAGACTTGTGCTGTTCTTCACGCTTGATGAACAGACCGCGGAGATCTAAAAGAACATCTACGACGGAAGATGTCGACGTGATGCTCGTTGCTGAAATGTCCGCCAGGAACGCCGTGATCGTCGCGAAAAAGATTTCATCCGTACTTGGATCAGCTAGTTCCATGAACTCATGCGGAGTCAGAACGTGCCTCTCATCGTCTTCAAGAAGAACAATTTTTCCGTCTGGAGTGTGTCCTTGATAGCGAGGATCGCAGGCTGCAATGTTGGCGATTATTTCGTGGTTCACAGTTGATCTTTCTCGGCGGGTGATATTGACATTGTAGCATTCTTAGTTTTAGGTTTCACTAGTTGCTACTCTTCCTCGTCGTCCCGCACGATCTTTCCGTCGCGGACGATACATGTTACACCGGTTTCCTCGTTGACGAGAACGATCTCGCCGAACAAGACTCTTCCGCTCGTTGTCGTGAGCTTCCCGAGCATGTCTTCCATCGCTGCGTCCTTTCGTTGTTGCGAGTATAACTATAATGTTCTCAGATCCGCAGATGCTTCGCGGAGATGGTTCGTATTGCGGCGACATACGCTAGTTCATTTAAGTAACGGGACCAACCGCTACCCGCAATACGATTTTATGAGTAAGCCTTGCAATGCCTATCGGTATCCCCCTGCTTCGGCGCGATTACTACTCGCGCTGATGGCAATGCCACCGGGACTATCGGGCATTCTCTCTGGGGCAACATCTCACCGGCCGGGGGAATATTGATGCTGTCCTCATAAATTGTTGAGGCCGCGATTCTGGCTTTCTAATCGCACTTGCGTCCCACCAAGGGAACCTCACTAGATTTTCCCACAGGCTACTGCTGCAACAGTAGACAATATAGTTTGCAGACTATATTATCGCTCGGCGGTTCCCGATTTCACGGTATCCCCTATATAGGAGCCCTATATAATCCAGCACAATGTGCCTTTGCCTTACCTGCGGTACTCAGTGAAAGTTTAGGGAATCGAACCCTTGCGATGCTGTTCTTTGACAATCCTAGGGGATATTGTCGCATCGTCGCCTGAATAACTTCCGTGTTGACTTTGTAGTTGTTTCTTTCCGTGAGTACATTATAACTTGCTCAGAACCGAGCCGGAGGGTCGGTTAGAGCAGGTTGTGATCGCGAGCAGTTTGAGTGATGAATGCGATCGCGGAGTCGTCGAAGTATTGCGAGTCGGTGATCGTGTCGGAGTCGGCGGAGTATGCGTTTCCTTCGATGTCGATGTCGATCGATTCGTCGAACGGACGGTAGGCGATGTTGAGCGTGTAGGTTTCGTTGTCGTCGGGTTCGATGAAGGCGGCGGTGAAGTAGATCGTGTTGGTGTCGGTGTCGGTGTGGGTGTGGGTGATCTTTGCGATGTTCAGCGTCATGATAGTATTATAACTTGCTCAGAACCGAGCCGGCTAGATCGGGAAGCGCGCAGCGACGACTGAATCGACAGCGGGAACAACAATAGCCGCATATCCATCGAAGTCCGCGAGATCCGCGAGGTCCACGTCGTAGCCGAGCGAGGCGTCGGTGTCCTTCAGAAGTCCGTCGTAGAGATCGCAGAGGTCGTCCCACGACGACACCCCGGTGTAGCGGGACGGGTCGGTGGCGACGAGCGCGGTGAGCTGGGCGGCGAGGGCCGTGGCGTAGACGTCGATGGTGATGGGAGTGTTGGGAATCGTGTTCATGTTTGAAATTGTACATTTCTTAGTTTGCATCGGAATCACTCACGCAACCAAGCGATGAACTCGGCGGAGATCACCTTGTCCAGAATGGGAGTAGCGGACTTGAGGTAGATCGGAACAGTCGATCCGAGAATCTTGTCGACCGCGTCATGCTGGTGCATTCCTTGGTCCATCAGCAGCGCGTGAATCTCTGCGATCAGCGCCTCACACTCGGTGAGTTCTACGGTGCGATCTGTAATGTACTGCACAGTGCGTCCTTTCGTCGTTGTGAGATCATTATAACTTGCTTAGATTTGTTGGGTTCCGCTATTCTTTCACTACACCCATTCCGTACGTCATAGACGTGTAGCTCCATGGCCCGCAGGCTTCCACTACCGCGCCTCAGCACTTCCCAAGATGTAGATACTCGCTTCATTTAACGAATCCCGTTACAGCGGATTCGCCCAACTAGTACTGATCGTGAGTACATTATAACTTACTCAGAACTTGCCTGCTCGCCGGCTCGAGCGCCGGCCAGCCGGCTCGAGCGCCGGCTCGCCGGCTCGAGCGCCGGCCTCAGTCCCCCCAGTCCTCGTCCTGGTCCGCATTGCGAGCCTCCCAGGCTGCTCGAGGCGCGTACGGCGAGTCGTAAGGCGCATACCCCTCCGCGATGTAGAGTCGGCCATCGACGTACGACACGCAGGCGATCTCAGCCTGCAGAGGCCAGTTCGGCTGCGTCGCGATCATGACCTTGAGGTCGTCGCCCTCGGCGGCGCTGTCAGCGATCTCCTCGAGCTCCGTGATCAGTTCTCGGATGTTCATCCTGTGTCCTTTCCTCGTTGGTAAGTACATTATAACTTACTCAGAACTTGCCTGCTCGCCGGCTCGAGCGCCGGCCAGCCGGCTCGAGCGCCGGCCAGCCGGCTCGAGCGCCGGCCAGCCGGCTCGAGCGCCGGCCTCAGCTCAGGCCGGGATCGTCCGCGCAGTCGGTGCACACCCCGAACTCGCCGTATTCCCAGTCGTCGATCACCATGAGCACGTTGGCGTCTCCGCAGAACCAGCAGGCCTCGATCGCGTCATCCATCGCTTTGTCCTTTCCTCGTTGGTAAGTACATTATAACTTGCTCAGAATCTCCCAGTCGCAGTGGAACCCCCGGCAGTCGTTCGGACCGTACGAGCGGCACTCATTGCAGCAGCGGGTGTACCCATCGGTGTCGGCAAGATCTTCGACATCGTACGGGTCGGTGCTCCCACAGTTCTCGCAGTGGAGTTGATTGATCGTGCAGCGGCTGTTCATGAGTACATTATAACTTGCTCAGAACTTGCGCCGGCCAGCCGGCCAGCCGGCTCAGCCGGCCAGCCGGCTCGAGCGCCGGCTCAGAGCAGGTCGCGCAGCTCGTCCACGTCGGCGCCATACACCTCAGCAAAGCGCTCGAGGGCGCTCTCGTCCATCGTGAACTTGACCACAGGCCAGCCCGTGGGGCCATTGACGTCGACCAGCACGGCTTGGGTGGACGGCACCTCGTCCATAATCGTCTGGAGCACCTGCTCCAGCGGCATTTCATCGTGCGCGACATCGAGCTCGATCGTGACCATCGCTTTGTCCTTTCCTCGTTGGTAAGTACATTATAACTTGCTCAGAACTTGCGCCGGCCAGCCGGCCAGCCGGCTCAGCGCCCCGCAGGGCGCACCGCCAGCCACTTGCGGGGCGAGTTCATCACGAACCGCTTGCAGGCGCTCTGCGAACCGCAGTAGATCACCAGGCAGTACCGCGTGTCGTACACCTCGTGCATCCGGGTCGAGTACTTTGCCATCGCTGTGTCCTTTCATCGTTGGTAAGTACATTATAACTTGCTCAGAACTTGCGCCGGCCAGCCGGCCAGCCGGCTCGAGCGCCGGCCAGCCGGCTCGAGCGCCGGCCTCAGCTCAGGCCGGGATCGTCCGCGCAGTCGGTGCACACCCCGAACTCGCCGTATTCCCAGTCGTCGATCACCATGAGCACGTTGGCGTCTCCGCAGAACCAGCAGGCCTCGATCGCGTCATCCATCGCTTTGTCCTTTCCTCGTTGGTAAGTACATTATAACTTGCTCAGAATCAACCACATGAAGAACGCTCCGGCTGGTCTCCGGAAACCCCGACGCTTCAGTCCCTGGCCGGGGACTGGTGGACGGTACAAGAGGACGGATTCAAGTAGCGGATGCGTACAGAGGAGGACGGATCTGATCCGTGAGGAGGGACTGGTGCGACGCCATGGTCGTCGTAGAGCAGTATCGCTTTGGATGCTGAGAGCCTTATCGTGCCAGAGGCTTGCTAGAGAGCCTTATCTTGGGTTCGTCCGCGTTGGCGCCGAAGCGCTCTTCGTGCGGTTGATGAGTGTATTATACCAAGCTCAGAAATCGAGCCACTTGGACTTGTCGTAGGACGCGCACCACGGGCAGTCGCCGTTCATCTCCATGTGCGCTTGGTGGGCCTCCGCCCCGCCGGGGCAGTTCTGCCAGCCGTGATCAAGGAAGTCGGGCTCGTTGTTCTCGTTCATCGGGTGTCCTTTCGCCGTGGTGTAATTGTATTATAACTTACTCAGTTTCACCGAATGTAGTTGACAGTGGTGTCGTAGTTCGCGTTCTTGAGAGCGCGCAGTGCGACCTCTTTCGGCGAGGCGCCGGCGTCGTACTCATCGCGGTAGCAGTAGTCTTCGATGCACTCAGAGTTCAGGCCGCAGAGGATCTCCATGAACTCGTCGACCTTGTCCATCCAGTTATCAAACGTCATTGCTTGTCCCTTCCTCGTTGTGAGATCATTATAACTTGCTCAGAATCCGAGGACACTGAGCAACTCGTTCACGTCGTCTTCGCTCCACCCAGAGTGAAACTTCATGTCGACGGCCATCTGGTAGATGGCTTCGTCACCAGCTTCTGGGTACTCCATCTCGCAGGTCTGGACGATCTCTTGGGCGCGAATCTTGATGTCGTTGTCGTTCATGTCGTCATTATAACTTGCTCAGTTTGACGCTGACTTTGATTCGATGGGGAACGCTCGATTCGTTCTCGTTGTACTCGCTGAGTCGCTGCTTTGCCTCTGGCATAGTTTCTTCGGTCGTCAGATCTTCCCAGCCGAAGCCGTAGTTTCCCTGGATGGTGTATTCGCTCATGTCGTCATTATACCTTTCTTAGAAGTGACCCGTCTGCGCGCCGGCGCTTAGCGGGCCGGTCATTCGCCGCCTCCACGCCGGCACGCGTTCCGTGACGCGATGCGCTTCTTGTTTGGAATCCGCTGTGCACGGACGCGGACGCCATCCGCGAATGCCTGACGCTCAGCGTCTGTCCATGCCCACTTGGTCCTCGAGTTGTTCTTTGTCGTTCCCATGAATACATTATACCTTACTCAGAAGTCTGATCACGCTCGATGTGCGTGATGAGAAAGTTGACCGTGCTCTTGAGAATACCGATCGCCTCCCACGGGCCAAGCGTTCCGACGTTCTTGCGCTCGTCCGCGAGCTCCACGCTCTCCCTGACCAACTTGAGAAGTTCGTTGCTCGTCTTCATTGTGTGTCCTTTCCTCGTTGTAAGTACATTATAACTTGCTCAGAAGTGGCCCGTCTGCATTGCGCCGCCTGGCGGGCCGGCATTCATTGCGCCGGCCCGCCGTGGCGGTCACGATCCGTACGGCCTGCCGTAGGTGACCATGTAGATGCCCTCGAGCTCCTCGAGTGCCTTCTTCTTGGTCCTGGCCTGCACGCCGTAGCTCCTGGCGACTGGCAGGGTCGGCATACGGCCGACCATTCCAGTCTTGACTTCGATGCGAAGCGCCGCAATGAGCGCCGCGAGGCGGAAGTGTTCGATGCCCTCCGGCGTGTCGATCACGATCATCTCGTCCATGCTTTGTCCTTTCCTCGTTGGTGAGTACATTATAACTTACTCAGAACTTGGAAGTGCAAGTGTGTAAGCACCGTACTTATAGACTGCGCCAGAAAAGAACTTCGGTCCAGTCAGATAGCAAACCGTGAGAACGGCGTCCGACTTTGTCCGAGCGGTGTAGAGTTCTCCGTCGACGATGGTATTCCACTTGCCAGTCAGCGTCTTGCGTATTGCGCCGGCGTGAATCTTGTCGTCGTCCGCATATTGGATGAAGACATCGGAATAATCGCCATCTCGACGGGAAGTTGTTACGTTGATCTTGAGCATGGTCTCATTATACCTTTCTTAGTTCTTGCGCTCGAGGCGCCGGCCAGCGCTCGAGGCGCCGGCCAGCGCTCGAGGCGCCGAGTTCAGTCGTCGTATTCCGGCTCCCACCGGCTGCGACTGTCGATGTTGCCAGTTCCCTCGCAGGTGGGGCAGTCGTCGGTGTACCCCTCCTCCTCACAGGTCGGGCACTCCACGTCCCACCAGCCCGGGATGTCCGACTCGCGCATTCCGTCGGGGTAGTTGCTCGGCATTGCTTTGTCCTTTCCTCGTTGGTAAGTACATTATAACTTGCTCAGAATCAACCACATGAAGAACGCTCCGGCTGGTCTCCGGAAACGCCCGGCGTTCTGCTCCTTGGCCGGGGAGCAGTCGGGTAGCAGAGTAAGACGATTAGAGTGGCGGATGCGTACAGAGGAGGACGGATCTGATCCGTGAGGAGGGACTGGTGCGACGCCATGGTCGTCGTAGAGCAGTATCGCTTTGGATGCTGAGAGCCTTATCGTGCCAGAGGCTTGCGTCTAACGTCTTGTGACTTGCTACCGTACGTCGGTGCCGAAGCGCTCTTCGTGCGGTTGATGTTGTGAGTACATTATAACTTACTCAGTTCTTGATCGACTCCAGCTCGTCGATCAGTTCATTGATGCGACGGGAGAGCTTGTCGATCAGCTCGAGCGCCGAGTTCATATCGAAGCAGTCTTCGATCTCTGCGATCGTGCAGCGGGCCTTGAAGATCAGACCCTCGGTGATGGTGTTCATTGCTTGTCCCTTCGTCGTTGTGAGATCATTATAACTTGCTCAGAAAGCAAATGAGGTCAGCCAAGTTCGTTAGCTAGGCATTCAGGGCAGAGGTAGGCGTCGATCCAGGACACGAACTCGAGACCATTGGTCTCTTCGCAGTCTTGGCACGTCGGGACGTCGCGTGTTCCAGTGAGAGGAAGCAGCCATGCGCCCCCCTTGTGTTCGTAGCTGATCATGGTGTCATTATACCTTTCTCAGAAAGAGAGGTCGAAGTTCTCACGACGACGACGGAGGCGACGTTCGATGCGCTTGATGTCGCCCTTGGACTTTTGCTCGGAGGTGTAGATCCCTGAACGGGCGTACGACGCCCTGCCCAGTTTGGCGGAGTTGTCTCGTCCGCACATCGCGCATTTGCACTTCATCTGCTGTCCTTTCTTGCGTACTAGTGCATTATAACTTACTCAGAACTTGACGAAGATGGCCCGTCTGCATTCTGGCGCCCTTCCAGGCCTGAACTTTCTACGGGACACTTACGCATCCGCGGGCCAATGGCATGGAGTGAAGCGGCCATCTGCTTCCTCTCCGGGAAACAGAGTGAACCAAATCACACCCTCATACGTGTTGTCGGGGTTTGACGGATCTTCGATCATGTCCAAGATGGCCCACTCGAGGGTCTGAGAAACGTCTCCAAGACCCAGCACAACAGTGCAGTTAGGGTCGATTCCCCGCTCGAGTGCGAGATCGACAGCATTCTTCAAATCCATGATGTTCATCGTGTGTCCTTTCGTTGTTCCTGAGATTATTATATCAAACTCAGAACTTATTTCCTTGTCCGTCTGCCATAGGTTTGTCCCGAGCAGTTTATGGTCGACATGCTCAGGTCGGCAACACCAACGCTCTTTCAATATGCTCATAAAGCGTGCGTCACTCTACATAGTTGAGACGGGCTATGCAGATTCTAATAAACCCTTCGATACTCTCGCCTGCGGGCCACAGGTTTACATTGGGGGTATCGATGCCCCTGCCAGCTTTATATTCGCGCGACTCCCGCTGGCGAAAGTCGTGAGGGCTGTATTCATAAGGAACGATTGCCATTACAGCCATAGGTTCGTCCCGAGCAGTTTAGCCTCATACTCAGGAGGTGTCAGCCTTGCTGGCTGTCAGTACATTTCTTGATTCATCTCCCAGAGATAAAGACCTTCATAGTCGAAGTCGGGGTCCCCGTACCGCGGGGAGCTATCCTCTTCTTCATTGGGCGGCCAGGTGCCGGCAGCCATCGCCTTGTGTTGGTGATAGGCCACCATCGCATCGCTCGCGCGACCGCCGCCGGCGACCCAGCTCATAATGAACTCGGCGATGATCTCACCTTCATTGTCGTAATCATCTTCCGGATAATCATCGTTCATGTCGTGTCCTTTCGTTGTTGTTGAGATTATTATATCTTACTCAGATCTTGACATTGTCACGCGACGTTGTCAGTCGAGCACCTCTTCAAATTCTTCGTCGTAGAAGTCGCCCCACACGTCGTCGGCCTCGTCGTCGCCCCACGGGTCGTGGTCGTCGTCCTCGTCGTCGCTCGAGTCGACCGAGACGGTGTTCATGACGGTGACCAGCAGGTGGCTGTAGTCGCCGGACTGGGCCTCCGCCATCACAGCAGCGATCTCGTCCTTCGGTACGCCGCCACGGCGAAGCACGCCTTGCAGGCGTCCGAGGATGGAGAACGCGTTGCCATCCTGGCCAACGAGCTCGATGGAGAGGTGCGGATACTTGACTGTCATGGTGTGTCCTTTCGTTGTTGTGAGATCATTATAACAATCTTAGTTTCTGCTGGAGCAGATGATTAGTCGACGTCTTCCCAGTCATCCCAGTCATCCCGGGGATCGTCGTCGAAATCCGAGAACTCAGGTTCATATGGATGACGACCTTCCTCGAGCCACCAAATCAGCGAAGCTTCTTCGTTCCAGTGCGCGTAATCTTGAATACCCACTTGCCTTGTCCTTTCGTCGTTGATGGGTACATTATAACTTGCTCAGAAGTGTCAGTCCCTGTCGAGAGCGCCGTCAAGAAACTCGGCCCAAGCGAGCTGATGCTTTTCTTCGTCGTAGTTGAATCCGCGAAGCCACTTGGAATCTGCACAGGCGAGAAGACATGCCAGGCGCGAGAAAGCTGCGGATGACGTCTGGTAGTTCTCTTCCCAGTCGTTGATGCCATCAGTCCAAAAGAGTGTCGTGCAGTCAGACTGGGGAATGACTCGAATGTAGCAGTCGTTTAGCGAGATATTGAGCTCGTTCATTTGGTGTCCTTTCGTAGTTGCGAATACATTATAACTTGCTCAGAAGTGACCCGTCTGCATTCCGCGGCTCCCTTAGCGAGCCTGCGTTTCTTCCATGTCGCTGGTGTACGGCGAGACTCCTTTCATTGTAGAGATCTCAGTAAACGCGCGAGCGCGCCCGGCCGAAAGGACAGTAACTGCCGAGCGCGCTCAAGCGCGATTTCATACTCCTACGAGAACTCGAGACGGCAGTGCCGGCTCGATCGTAGGAGCGTCCTTGATGGTCACGTACACGTCGTAGTGAGTGTAGATGACCTCTCCGATGGTGAGTCCCTGATACTTCAGGATGAGGCCGGGAGAGCACGGACAGCTGCACCCGGCGAACTGCGACCAGCGAGCGCCAGTCAAGTCGAGCGGAACGCCGCTCTCGTCGATGATGCTCCTGACTGTGTTCTTCACTGCCCTGCTCCAGCCGTCGCAGCCTCCGACGTACATTCGCGGCTTCGAACGATAGCCTCGTCCGTCGTGAGTTGCTTGATTACGGTTGACGAGCACGATTGTTCCGTGCGACGTTTCGAAAGATGAGTTCATGTTGTGTCCTTTGTCGTTGTTGGTAGTTGTATTATAACTTTCTTAGAAAGTTGTTTGCTCAGTTGAGGTAGATGCTGAGAGCCCAGGCCGTAGCCGCCTCGAACCAGACGGGCCTGGGAACGCTATCGAGAAGTTCGAAGCTGCACTCGACAGCCCACTCGTAGGGGCCACCTTCCCAGACGATCGTAGGCCATCCCTGATCGTTGTACCAATCAAAGTCCATGATTAGACGCGGACCGTTGTCCTCGGAACGGCAGTTGTACTTGTTTCTCACGAGTTCCAGTACGTCATTCGCGAGTTGCTTCGTGGGAGCTGTGCTCATTGCTGTCCTTTCGTCGTTCGTGTAACTACATTATACAAAGCTCAGTTTGTGTTGCCTGAGCTACTGTCGACGCCCCACATGATCTCAGCGGAACACCGAGTTACCAGCGTGTCGATGGCTTCCTCATACGCGGCGCCATCGTCCTGTTCGTCCCATGAAGGCCACTCATCCTGTCCGATCTCAGTTTCATCGACAATATCGCCGTTGACGATTCGTGCTGCGCCAATCATGCACATTCCAGGTTCATACCAAGAGATGCAGAAAGTGCAGTTCGGAAACTGCAGTGAGATGCGAAGGATACCCTCGATAGGCGGACCCCAAGGGGTGGTGAAAGTTCCTGAGATGGAGCCATCTTCATACAGAGTGATGGACGTGTCCGAGTCACCCCACTTGACACCCCAGTTGGTGTTCTGCCAGTGCCACCAGTCGTAATAGCCAGTCTGAGTGAAGGACTTCTGCCCTCTCTCGTACCGCTCGCGCTGGTCGGCGCACAGTGCATCGTACCGCTCCTGAGTCATTGTGCCCTCTGCGACCATGTTCGCCCAGTTTGGGTGGGGGTCAGGAGAGGTTGGGGTGGGAGAGACAGTGCCATTCAGCACTTCGGGCATGGGGAGGAAGGTTTGCAGGATGGACATGTCGTTGTCCTTGTGGTCGATACGTGCAAAGAACGCATCGGTGTCGGCCTTGGGACCGCTGATTGAGATGTTGTTGTTGCACCAGTTCGGCATTGTGTGTCCTTTCGTAGTTGGTCGTGCAGGTGTATTATACCTAGCTTAGTTTCAAGCTGAGGCATTGAACCAGAACTCATCGCGCTCTTCTGCAGAGCGAAAGAAGATAGTCACGACTTGGCCAGCACCATCGGAGATGTCGCTCCAACACGCGCCTGCGTTGTCAGTGTGCGTGACAGTGAGCTTGCTCTCAGTTGTTTGGTGAATAGAAATGCGCACAATTGCTTTTGCTGTCATACGTTCTCGATTCGGTTGTCTGTATTTGAATGAACTTGCGACATGAGCGGGTACATGTCAGTGGTTCTTGCCAACTTCTCGTGTTCGAGCCAGAGGCTGAAACAGGTTTCCGTACTGCACTGAACGTGAACTGTGTGGTTGTTTGCCATGTCTACCATTATACTCTTCACAGTTTCTAGGTTAGAAGGTTGGAGAAATGGTCGACACTTTGTGTCCGCGTAACCAGAGAACTAGACCGAGCATGACTTCAAATTTGAAGTACGGCTCGAGATCATTTACAAGCCAGACTGCTTCGTCCTTGAGGAGATCAAAGATCTCGGCGCGCTGAATGTCTGTAAGTTCTTCGTTGGTCTTGTCATTGACACCTTCGGCGAAATACCAAAGCTGGTCGTCTGTGAATCGACCATCTTTGTGCATCTCGAATGATACTTCTGCAGGTTGAGTCACTTGAACAGCTCCAGCTGGTCATCATTTGACTTGGAAAGACTTAGGGCGACACTGGCTCGCTGGCGATCTGGTGTTTCATCGATGATGGTCCATTCGTCTTCGGTCCAGCTTTGCGTGTCAATGATGACGATGCCCTCTGCGTCGCCGTAGTTGCCATCAGTGGCAAAGTACGTCATCTGAGGTGAGTGGTCCATGTTGTGTCCTTTCTTCGGTGTATGTACATTATAACTTACTCAGAATACTTTGAAAGCGCCCATACGAGCGCTTTCAGTTCCTTCGCGTATTCGCGAAGAACTACGGGTTCAAAGTTGCCATGCTTGATTGTTGTGTCAAGGCTTGCGATGCGTTCGCGCACAGCGGCTTCCGGAAGTCCATTGAGCTCGAAGAGATCAAGCTTCATTGGACTCCTTTAGAGCTTTGACTGACAAGAGGATCTTTCGAATGTCAGCGTTCTTGCCCTCGAGCACGTTGATCGTAAACTTGCGAACGACCCTCGGCTTGAGCCCTGCATGTTCTGCCACCTTGTCGATACCAATCAGCATCACGTCGCCGGCGTAGTTGTTGAGTATGTCAATTGCGTCTTGAATCGATGGCTTCGCCATATGTCACTCATCCTCGTTGTTATCATCGTCGACATCTTCGTCTTCGTCTTCATCTTCATCTTCATCGTCATCGTCCCAGTTCAAGTCGGGATCGAAGTCGATGATCATGCGGACGATCTGACCGAGTTCGTTCAGTTCAGCGTAGATGGGGTAGGTTCCGTCACCGTAGAGAGTACTGGTGACAAAGCCGCCCTCGATCTCGCCGTAGTTCTTCTTGGATAGGGTGATGCGGCAGGCGGCGTCATACGGGCCGCCGGTCGGGTCGCCGTTCGGCATGAAGTCGTCGTCCCACACATAGCAGGGGTCGATGACCACGATCTGTCCGCTGTCGACACCGAAGTTGCCAACCTTGACCATCTGTGTGGTGTCCATCTTGTGTCCTTTCGTCGTTGGTTGATGAGTACATTATACTCTACTCAGATTCATCATCGTCGTCGAGTTCGTCGAAATAGGCGTCATCGTTGTCGTCGACGGAGAATCTGTCTTCGTATGCTTGCTCGAGCCAGTCATCAGTTTCGATAATCATATGTCGCCTACTATAGTGATCTCAGTTTGGGTCAGCGATGGCGGACAGAGCAGTCCAGATCGCCCAGATCAGCAGACTGGCCCACAGCCAGGAAGCGTACGGTGCGAGTTCTCGCTCGTCGAATCGACGGACGAAGAAGATGAAGACGGGCAGACTGATCACGGCGCGTCGAACAATGTATTTCATGGCGTGTCCTTTCGATTACACTATACGTGTCTCAGTTTGGATAGGTCGGGCAGAGCTGGCGTCCATCGCGCGAATGCTGACTGAGCGTGTGTCCGCAATTCTCGCAACGATCGTCGAGCATGTCTTCGATCTCAGCGGCGGCTTTCTTTCTTCCGAGTCTATATCCGATGTACGTGGTGAAGAGTCCCATTTGATCTTTCAGCTGTAGCTATTGTAGAAGCGGACCCGTCTGCACCGGCGGCGCTTACCAGGCCTGAATTCAGATATCAGTCAAGGTAGGTGTCGCGCAGCGGGCAATCATCATGCAGTCATTATATCTGACTCAGAATCAAGCCCGTCTGCATCGACGGCGATAGGCGGGCCTGCTTGAGAGACGGAAAGGACGTACGCCTCTCAAGCGGCCCAGAACTTCAATCAGCTGGCGGCAGCGGAGGTCAATGCCTTCGCTGCAGCCGAGCCAATCGCGGTCGCTGCATCCGAGATGCTGCCTTTGACGTAGACAACCTCGGTGTTCGTACCTTTGACAATTCGACTGACGTCATTGCCGTAGGCGCTGAAGTTGAGCCAGAGAACTCCGACACCAGCCGACTGGCACTGCTGCATCGCCTGGCGAGCAGCACCCTGCTCTGCCGACGTGTAGCATCCGTCGCTGACCACGACAAGAAGCCGGGCGCCGGTGCCCCACAGAAGATTGAGAGAACCGTTGACTGCCTTGAACGCGAGATCGAACTTCTCGGTTCCGTCAGGCGCAGACCACACGGTCACCTTGCTGAGGTGCTGTCCCGGCTTGAGAGTGGGGAACGCATCGCTACCGTAGTACACCATCGCGGCGCGGCCCTGTACTCGACGGACAGCCTCGCTGAGCGCCCAGGCGGCGACAGCCATCGGCTGCATCGCATCACCCATCGAACCGCTGATGTCGACCATCACGCCGATGGAAAGTGTCGGGTCGTCAGTGTGCTTGCGGACGGTGCGCCGCCATGGCTCGGCCGTGGCCATCGCGCCTTTCGACTTGAGGGCCTCGGCCTGCATCGCAGCTCGAGTGCGCAGTCGACCGGGAGGAACGACCGACGAGATCTCGGTCGCGTCGCGATCGCGATACTTCGCCTTGTCGAGCTGCCTTGCAATGATGACAGCAGCGGCACGCTCGTCGCCACTAGGCGCACGAGATGAGATCACGGAGCTGCCAGACTTCGAAGTCTGCATCTCTTGCGTGCCCTTGCTGAAGACGTCGCTGGCGATCTTCTCGGCGTCCTTGCGGTCCTTGGCTTGCGACGCCTTGTCGCTGGCAACCTTCTTCCATTCCTCGGACATCTGCTGGTCGGCAAGATCATCGAACACTGCGATGCTTACGTCAGCCGCTGCCGTGTCGAGCATGTCACCGAGCAGTTCACCGAATCGACTGAACATGAGCTCGTCGGCGTCGTCCTGGCCGGCGCCCGGGTCGGGCTCGCCATTCTCGACAGCCGCGCTGTTGATGACACGCACCCACTCACGGGCGATCTCGTAGAGCGGCTCGGCGGACGACGCGTCGTTGTGCGACTGAGCCTGCAGCCAGAGCTCACGGAGAGCCTCGAGCGTCGATTCGCCGAGCTTCTCCGAGATGAGATCACGGATGGACGCAACGTCGTCGTCAGTCAGTACGCCGGCGTCGACTCGGGCAAGCGAGAGAGCTGCAATGTTGCCTGCGAGCACCGTGTCCGATGGCGAGTTGATGTCCTTGAACGAGTCAAGGACGATCTCGAGCGCCATCGTCCGAAGAAAGAGTTCGTTGCCGGGGAGCGCCTTGATGCCGAGAGCTTCAATTCGTCCCTCCTCGAGAAGAACGAGAGCGTTGAACTCGGCGGGAGTCAGGGTGTCGTGCGCCTCGATGAGGCTCCAGAACGAATAGCGCGCGTGCAACGACTCGTGAAGAATCGCGCCGGTCGCCCGAGGCCATTCAAACTGCACCGATCGCTGATCGATGTTCGCAACCTCTGCGGGAGTCGTTGCCGGCCCAAAGCACTTCTCAATGTTGACCTCGACCTCGCTGGTGTTCGGATTGAAGAAGGCTGGATGACCCTCGCCAGCTCCGGGGCCAGCGAACGCTGCGACATCGTAGCGTCCAGACCAGAAGTTGACCATGCGTCCGATAGCTGCACTGACAGCGAGCCACTCGGGATGCGATGTGGAGTGAGCAGTCTTCGTGCTCCTAAAGTTGTAGTGTCCCATGTTCGTCCTTTCGTTGTGGGTACTTAGTCATTATAACTTACTCAGATTCTGCGGCGGGCTGCGACCACCACGAGGCAACCCGCCGCAAGCCTGCGCTCAGATCTTGGCAGGCAAGCAGGGCTCGCCGTACACTCGACTGAACACGTCGGCGACCGTGGGCCGGTCGATCTCGGGGGCTGCTGCAAGCAGGTTGCTGATCGCGAACTTGGTGCCGAACCGAGTTTCGATGTCGCGGAACCCGAGAAGCTCTCGCATCTGCGGGCACCACGAAACTTCGTTCGAGGTCCGCTTCTTGGAGAGATTCTGGCCGACAGTGACCATCTGGGTCGGAACGCCGAGCTTCCTGGCGAGCGACCAGTCGGTGGTCATCTCGACCTGGAGCAGGAACCGGCTCAGAAGAGCCTCGGAAAGCCGAACACCTGGCGCGTTCGGGTTTGTCGCGGCGACAACATAGAACCCGGACTGAGCCTTGACAGTGCCTCGCTCGGGGTTCGCGGTGACGGTGTACTCACGGCGACCGTCCATGAGGCCGTACATGACAGCCAGCACCTTCGTGTCGATGAGACCGATCTCGTCGACGAGAAGCGTTCCGCCGGCCTCTGCGGCCTTCACGAGCGGGCCATCTTCCCAGACGAAGTTTCCGCTGGGCGTCTGCACGTAGCCGCCGACCAGGTCGGCGACCTCGGTGTCACCGGAACCGAGAACGGTGAACAAGCCACCGCTCTCCTCGGCGAACGCAGCCTCGACGAGTGCCGTCTTGCCGCAGCCGGGCTCGCCGTAGATGAGCGAGTAGAGGCCGCCGGCACGGCCTTCACGGAGGACGTTGACGTCGTCGTGCTCACCCCACGAGCGGGTGTAGTACGCCTCGCCGTTCGGGCGGAGGTACAAAGTGGCGCCCTTGAGAGCAGCTACGGGAGTGGTTGTTGAGGGCACGGTGGGCTTCTCCTTGATAGTGCGAGTCACCGCCTTGCCTGCAGGGATGACCCTTGCGGAGATCTTATCTGCGGAAGTAGCGTCGCACGACTGAGTTGCAAACTCGAAGAGAATTGCCGGAAGTTCGGGGTGCAGCCTGCCGGTTGAGGAGTGCGTGGTGGTCATGGTTGTCCTTGTCGTCGTTGTCGTTGTTAATTATGTAATAAGTATTATACAGAGCTCAGATCACAGGAACTCGTCCGGGTAGCCGAGCTTCTTACGGCAGCGCCAGACGCGGCCGAAGATCTTGTAGGGAGTCTTGCCGGCGGCGAGCTCCTTGACATCGTCCTGAGTGATGTCAACAAGAATCGGAGGGCCGGCGAGCTTGTAGTCGGCCGTCGGATTGACAAGTGCACTGAACGTCGAGTCAGTGAACGAGAGAATGCGATCGACGGCGTCCGGCAGCGCGAGACCTGCGGAAATGACCGAGGAGACGTCGAACGGCGAGCGCCAGGACTTCCAGGTCTTACGAGGAGCGAGAGTCGAGATGCGTCGACGGTACATCGTCATCTTGACCTTGTTGCCGAGCGAGTCAGTCGTCTCGGGAGCGAGCAGCATCTGCAGCACGTTCTTGTTGGCGCCGACCTCTTTGTAGGCCTCGATGTAGAGAGCTTGTCCAATGGCGGTCGTGGTGGTCATGGTGTTCCTTTCGTTGTGTGTAATTGTATTATACTCGACTCAGATTCTTCCGGGAGGGCGCGAAGGAGGCAGCGCACCCTCCCGGAAGAGATCACTTGGCCTGGAGAACGGTGTAGGGCGTCTCGACGAGAGTCGCCTCGTACGCCTCGGGCCACGCAGTCTTGAGCAGATCGCGGTCGATCTTGCTGTTGTTGCGCTGGACGACGCGGATGCGCTCGACACCGTTGATGGTGCCGACGTCATTACCGAGAAGCATCTCGCGAAGCTGCGTGTCCAGCTCGTCCTTCTGAGCCTGCAGCGCCTTGATCGCGGCCTTGGTCTCGTTGAACTTGGTGATGATCGCTTCGACCGACTGGTCGAGAACGGTCGCGTTCGAACTGATGACGACGGTCGTCGTCGTAGTCGTGGTGGTCATGGTGTTCCTTTCGTCGTTGATGAGCACATTATACTCTGCTCAGAAAGTGCCGCAGGTTTACCGCTGCGGCGCCGGCCTACGTGCCCCTACCCCACGTAGAGGGTCCATGCACTACCTATTGCATGGTACGTCCGACTGCTGGCTGCCATGACAGTCGTTGTGGCTCTCTGACACCTTTCGGTGCGGGAGGCAGCGCCAATGCTGTAATTATATTCTTCTCAGAATTACTCGTAGCGAGGCCTGTAGGCGGGAAAGTCTTCGCCGGGAGTGTCTTCGATCAGAATGTCGTAGTCATCTCCGCCGAGAACCGAGTATCGACGATCTGTGCGAGGATAGTCCTCGAGCAGTTCGAGGCGACGATTGTACGCTTCTTCCATGTTCGAAACCTCCTCTGAGATGAGAGTGACGCCGGTGTCGTACCACCAGCCGCCCTCTTCGGGGCCGCCATAGCATCGGGTGATCTCGTAAACGTTGACGTAGATGTTCTTTGTGTCGGTGTCCATGTGTTTATTATATTATTCTCAGTTTCAGGTCTAGACAAACCATGCCCTTGGAAAGATCAATGAAGACGCACAGTCGATGCACACCGGCCACGACATCCCTGCCGCGTCAGAGATGATCGCCGCAGGAATAAACGTGTCATAGACGGGACCGATCGCCATGCTGCAGTTCTCGCACTCCATATCGAATAGAGTAAAGTCAAAAACCCCAGCGAGCGCGCATGTCTGCGCGTCCGCCGGGGTTTCAACGATGAACATGTCGAAGATCTGCACGATCCAGACAGTATCACACTCTGTGTCAGGTGAGCATGTTCCTGAGGTCCTCGAGTGCCTTCTCGAGCTCGACGATGCGTGCCTCAAGTCGTTCGAACCTGTTGCCCGTCTGCCTGACCGCCTCCATAGCAGGCCTGACAGCCTTGAACTGCTTGATGCCCGTCTGCACAGACGCATCCTTAGCGAGCCTGCGTCGCTTGTTCTTCTTGATCGTGCTCGGGTTCTGGGTCTCGAGCTTGGACCACTGGATTCCAGGGATCACCTCGTCGATCGTTCGATGAGGGACGACCGCAGCGTCCCAGATCAAGAGTCGTGGACGGCCTGAGTGCTTGCGACCGGACAACGCACGCTCAGCGTGCGTTACGTCACGGGCGAACAAGAGACCGTCGCGGATCAGTTCCTGCACTGCGCGATAGCACGTGTACCATGCGTAGTTCTTCTTGCCAGGCAGCTGACGCGTCGCAGCGGTGATCTCGTCGATCGTGATCGGTTGAGCGGCGTTGCTCACCATCTCCCAGATCGTCAACTTCGTCAAACCGGAGACGCGGTTCGTGCGCAGCGTGGGTGCAAGTGTGGAATGCGCGGGTGTGTCAGAGGTCATTGTGTCGTGTCCTTCGTTGTTGAGTGACAATGTCATTATACGTGTTGGTCTTTCGTTTTGCGTGACGAACTGAAAAATTTTTGCTGTGACCAGCAATCCATTCAGCTCGGCTTTCGCCAGACCAGTGATGACGATCAATATATACAACTCAGTTTCTAGGTCGAACCTCAAACGTGCCCGTTCGCTCTCCAAGAACCCGTAACGAGCCTGCATCCGGAGAACCGTTCGCGTCAACACCGACATAGCCGATCATACGCTGCCAGCGAGCCATCGCACGACGTGTAACCGAATCAAACACCATCGGCTGATAGCCAGACAGACCAACCGCTCGAGAAAGAGCAAGCTGAACGTTCAAGACGTCAACCGTACGCAGATCTGCGCGCACACGTTCGGGATCAACGAAAACAGTGCCCGTCTGCCCATTTTGCGCCCTACCAGGCCTGAACTTGAAATCAGGTCTTCCGAACCCGACAGTCTCAAACTTCCAGCGTTCAACCATGACAACAGCGCCGTCAACATCGCCCTCAACGGCGACAAAGCACTTTGCCTTTCTCCAGGCGTCAGTATTAACAACGACACCGACGTGCGGCATCGAAAACCGATCCGTCAACCTTGACGAAAACGAATAAAAGACAATATCACCCGGAAGAGGTGAATTTCTCCAGCGACCAGAAAAAATAAACTCTGCAAGACCGCTAGGCGAATACACGCACGAAGGTATCAATACTCCGCTGTCCCGGGCGACGCAGTCAATGAACGCGCCGGACCACGGGACATCATGACTCGAATAACCTGCCCGTCTGCCAAAATCGTTCAGACCACCGGGCCTGCATCGATATCCAACAGACTCGAGCGCTCTGTCGAGGAAGATCTCTCGTTTAGAAACGCGAGAAGTTCTATCAAAAGAAGCGACGCCTCGTTCGCCCTCGCCGACACCCTGATGTGCTCTTCCCTTGTCTTGCTGCATTCAATGTCCTGACGTAGTCGCTCCGCAAGTTCACGTGTCTTATCAACAAGATCCATTGGACTCATTCTTCATCACCCGTCTGCACGGAAACACCGTCCGAGCCTGTTGTCTCGATCGGAATCGAACCAGCAGCGGCAAGAGCTGCGTTCACCGACGCGGCGCCGGCAGCAAGACGCTGAAGACGCTCGGCAACAACCTGTGCTGGAGAACGCCCGTCCGTCACCTCGAGACGCGCGTCAAACTCAACACCGCCACGAACGCCGGCGCGATCGAGAATCTCGGTGCTCGCCTTCAAACGAACAGGTTCACTCGTCGCGTTCTCCATCAGATCCTCGAGAACATCAACAGCGTACGGTGCAGCCTGCGTCAACCTCGCACGAGCCCGTTCAACATCCTCACCCGGTTTACGCTGAATCGAACCAAGATGCACACGACAAAGCCCGTCATCCTTCACGCGTCCCGAGGACCACATCATGCAACGAATTCCGTCATCCTTCACCGCGCGACAACGCTGCGGAAGAGCAAGAGGTTGCTTTCTTGGATTCGTCGGGCCACCGGCCTCCTGCTCCTTGAGATAGGCGCGCGTCGCGCCGATCACCCACGGAGGGACAAGCATATCAGCCGCTGACTCGGCAAGAAGATCATAGCCAGTTATGAAATCTGAATTCACAAACGACGGCTCGACCAAAATCGGTTTCTTCTCTGAAAGAGAAAGAAGCCGGCGCTGCTTCTCCATATCAGCGGAACGCGCCTGAATCAACCCGGTAGGCACACCGTTCGACGCGTAAACAGTATCCCAGCCGAGCTTATTTCGACGGAGGACAGCCCTGTTTTCGAACGTGTCCTGACAGACTCCGCGTTCTACCTCGATGATCCCGAGTTCAGCAAGATTCGGTCGAATATTGACAGGATCATCAACTTCGACCAGCTGACGTTCAGCCTTCGGCTCGTCGCTTTCGTAACTGATAAGTGACATTTAAATCAATCAGCTAGAGTTTCGTTCGCAAGACTGGGACCGTTGTAACCGATCTTCGCGGAAGCGATCGAAGTCAGAACAGACAACGCCGCCGCGGCAAGAGCCGCCTTCAGCGAATCACCGATATTCATCGAGAGAATATTGACAGCGTTTGTTCCAGCAAGAGCCGCGAGAGTCTGTGCGAAAGTCTTGAGAGCTCTTTCAGCGGCGGCCTTCCAAAAAGAAGATGAAAACATTGAAGTACCTTTCTGTTCAGTCCTAACCGACAATATCACACGCGACAGCGTTAAACAGCCGTCATCGACGGCAACTTCGGGCGAAAAAACTGGAAAAAAGGGTGAAATACGTAGGTTTGCGAGGTATTCCTTTCAGAAACAATCACAAGAAAAAGCCGCAGCCTCGTCTTAAAAGTGCTTCTGACCTCGAACTTACGTAAGCACTGCTCTAACAGCAGTACTAATCACTGGAGAAGGTACCCGTTTTCTGGGCAGAAGTACGCGACACCAGAACCGATAAGAGTCCCAAGATCTAATAGTTGATTCTGAGTAAGACCGGTCGCATTAGCGGCGTTCGTAATCATGGTTACGACGTCAGAAAGCGACGATCCAGATGAAAAAGAATCACACATTAGACGCGCAATTTCAATCATTTGTTCGTCTGAGAGACGATACTCTAGGCTCGTCTCTCGCTTAACAGATTGAAGAAATTCTTCCTCAATTGAAACGTAGACAGTTGTGGGAGGCGCCGCTTCAGTTGTTGTTGTCGCACGAACTGTTGTAGCAACAGTTGGCGGAGCTGTTGGAGCAACAACAACGATCTTTTCCGTCCCGCAGGAAGAAACTGCGGAAACAGCAGCGAGCGCGAAAAGTGCCCTACTGACGATCCGTTTCTTGTTCTTTGCTATACGCATGTACTCTCCTAACCTTGTTCTTAGTGGAGCCGGATACAGGATTCGAACCTGTGACCAACCGCTTACAAGGCGGTTGCTCTGCCACTGAGCTAATCCGGCAAAGTGCCTCGGGAGAGACTCGAACTCCCAACCGGCGGGGTAGAAACCCGACGCTCTATCCATTGAGCTACCGAGGCGTGTTAGTGCCCTCGGGTGGAATTGAACCACCTTAGCGACTTTATAAGAATCGCGTCCTAACCAGTAGACGACGAGGGCGTTGAGATCAAAGTCCTAGATCGACTGGTATTCCGCGAACAACGTCAACTGCCCGTCTGAGAGCGAGTGTGTACAGCGTGTCATCTTCATCTTGTGGAACACGTCTTTCCCAGTCCTTGATCATGTCTACCAATCGTTGCTCTACGACTCGTTTCCATACTTCAAGTGGAACATTTGTTTCATCAGTAGCTCCAAATGGAATGTTCATTTCAGTCATACTCTATACACTACTTCTTTGTGATGATTGACTTTTACGAGTGGGTGAACCTTGACATCAAATCCAGCGTGCCGTGCTCGAGCGCACCAGGAGTAGTCTTCACTAACGTTGACCATGGTCTTGTTCTCGCCAAAAGGAGCACGAACAATCAAGAACCAAGGTTGCGGAATACTTTCCCAAACAGAGGCTTTGACGCAGACAAATCCAAATCCAACTCCTCCAACGGAGACCGGGTCAGCGTCAAGGATGAAGTATCTATAGTCAACACTTTTCATCAGCCCGTTCTCATCTATTATATTTGCTGCGACAAGTCCAGCGGCGTCCAAAGCATAGAGCCCCGAGATTATGTCCTCGTTCGAATAATACAATTCCAAGAAATCCTTTGGCTGCCAGTCGATGTCAGAATCGATCCAAAAGATCTTGTCGCAGGTGAACCGTCCCTCGGCGATCTTATTTGTGTGAAAACTGTGCGTACCGCTGTCAGTCGCGGTCATCTCCCGTGCGCTAGCCACGAACGAACTGTACCGGTTGAGAAACGTATACGTGATTCCGAGTCTTGAAAGTTCTCTGCAGGTATTGACAAGGCTCTTGACATATTCTGCGTGAAACGATCTTCCGGGCGTCGCTATTGCTACATTATAGTGCTCAGTCATCGCGCTTCCTAGATAGTACGGATACGACAATATAAATCATGGTGACGCTAAAAATCAGACCGACAAGCATTTAAATTTCCGTTCTACACTTGGTGCAGAGCAGCGCGTCGTAGCCGGTGGCTCGAGGAGCCGCGTGGCCTCTCTGGGTTACAGGGACGGGAGTCACTGGAGATTGTGTGTCACCGCATCTGTCGCAGACAAGATCAACGATCCACTTGACTGATTTGTTTTCGAGTACATGAGAGGCGATCCCGAGCGAGAGTGCGTGAAGAGGTCCTGCGCCGGTTGTCTTTCTCAGAAACTTTCTGATGTCTTGAACTTCGAGAACTGGTCTAACGGTTTTGCACGGGCACGACATCTTGCTCGGCTTGCAGTACACGTAGCCGTTTGCAGAGGTGTGCCGCTTGACGGCGTGTCCGCAGAGACAGATTCTTGGGTCGTAGTCGTCTCGAACGGACCTCGATTCTTGCAACGCCTCGAGCGTTTCTTCAATCTCTCTTTGCGTGATACCTATCGCTGCGAGCGCCTCGAGAGCTGACGTGTTCACGTCTTCTTGATCTGACATACTGTACCAGTTTTTCTACGGTCTTTGGCAGGTGAAACGAATTGTACCAGGTTTTCTGGAGACTATACACAATAGTCACTCAAATGTAGACTTTTTTCTTCAATTAAAAACCTTCAACTATACACGTAATTTAAATGCAAACTATTTCTGGTATAAGCCGTATGCGTACGCGTATACGCGTATACTCTTATTAGTTGATATTTATATTTTGTGTATTACATTCTGAGGCGCACTTAGACAATTCACGTGATGAGGTGATGAAAAGTCTCTTAGTATTTTTTCGTGACAGTTTCTGCATTTTTGTCTCTTCTCGCGGCATCAATCCTCTTTTGAGGCAGAAATCGCGGTTTAGCTCACCTGCCGGCAGTGCTCTACTGTACAATTTCAGCGGCGGCCCCTCCAACCTTCTCGTGATTCGCCCCAGAAATTGTACCTTATTTCTGCTAATACTTACCTCAAGAATCGTGTGTAGAATGTCTATATGTCGATCATCAACGCTTCGTCAAAGGACCACACTCTTCGCCGTCTGAGCTCTGTCATGCACACTCTCGGTACGGTAGCTCACACGCTTGACGACCTAGAAAACGAGACAGACGTAGAGTTCCGCTGGGAGCTTCTGTGCCTGGTTGAAGATATCATCGACGTGGCCTCATACGTGACGGTCCGTTGCAGGGACATCGCCTGGCTACACACACCTCTTCCTCAAGATCAGGACCTGGATTAGTCCCCCCTCTTCTTCCGCCTCCGCCTCGTCTTTAATAACTGCCGCTGAATTTTCACACCCGGACCGTCTTCGGCGGAAAAATTATTCGTCCGTGTCATCTTTTTTCTGAGTGGGATATATTATAACCACTGATGCGGTACACGCGTCACAACACAGGAGAAACATGAACGACACCAATAATACGGAACTGCTTGAAGAATACAGCGAAAAGATGATCGAGCTGCTTCCGCTCGCCCGCCGCGCGTTCGGTCCTAAGGACCAGGACACGCCAAACCATGTTGCCAGCCGCGAGTACACCCGTCTGCTCGTCGAGTTCCACGCTCGAGGAGGCAGCCTGACCGACCTCGCAAACAGGCTCGGTGTTGCGTATTCTGGCCTTCGACGCCGGCTGTTCACGTCCGACATTCCGTCTGTTCGACGTGTCCGTCTGCCGAAGGGCACGATCAGCGTTGCAGACGTTGAGGCCGCCGCCGCCCGTGTCAAGATCGCACGCGACATCAGCACCGGCGAATATCACCGACAGTTGCACGCCGAGTTCACTCAGGGCATCCCGATGAACATGCTTGCCCGCCAGCTTGGCATTTCCAACGCGGCACCGCTGTACTACGGTGTCCAGAGCCACGAAAAGCGCACGACAGGAGCACAGCTGTGAACCTTCCCCCAGAAGTAACACCGTTCACCGATAACGAAGAAGAGGTGTCTATAGAAGACACCCTCGACCTTTTTGCCGAGATACTAGAGAAAAAGGCGATAGAGATCCAGTTTTACCCGCAGTTTCTTCGCGACATCTCGTCTGAGATCAGGGAACTACGCGCCGCGCTCGAGTACGCTGACGCTCTGCTCGCCGCAGAACGCACAAAGCGCCCGAGCCGACGCAAGACTGGTACGCCGCGATGAGACCGGCCGTTATCGCTATGGTCATGTCATTTATCGCGTTTGGCGTTCTTGCGGCGGTTCTGCTCTTGAAGCTCGCGATGGACAACCCGCCAGAGCAGGCGCAGTTTGACCCTGACGGCATCGATGAATTCATGGACGAACTTAGAAAACTTTTTGACGAAACGGAAAAATGATGGCGTACTCGGACAACGAAACGACAGGTCGACTTCTTCTGCGAATTGAAGAACTGCAGAACCTGCTTCTTCAGGCGCTAGAAGCGCTAGCCACGGCACGTGCACGACACGAAGAAGAAGTGTTTGGTAAACATATCTCTGATCTTCTTGCGCAATCCAGCAAGTACCTAAACGGCGAAACTGGCACGAGCGAGGAGGCCCGCCGTGGCTGATGACATCGTAAACGATTTGCAAGCAATCTCTCAGTTTGTTGGCGCGGCTGGCCCGAAACTGCGGGAAGCCGCCGACGAGATCGAACGGCTGCGTGTCGCTGGCGATGCGCTTCATGCGGCTGTTCGCAATCACGATCTGACAGAAGCGCATCTGCGTGCGTGGGAGGAGGCCCGTCGTGGCTGACGACATCGTGACCCGACTGCTGGCGCTCAACCACCCCGATGCCGCCGACGGCCGAGCGAGTGCCGACCGACTGGCGGAGGCTGCTGAGATGGCAGGCCCGGTGCTCGATGATGCCGCGTATCGCGAGGCATTGCATCAGGCTCGAAAGACCGGTGGTGAAGCCGCAGCGGCCGGTGTGCGCCGCGCTCAACGGGCCGCCCGGCTGCGCGTCGCAGCAACACCTGCGAACGCGGCAGCCGCGACGACCACCGTGGCTGACGATCTAAACGAAGGAAACACAATGAGCATCAAAATCGACACAAACGAACTGCTCAGCCTGCTCGGCACCGACGGTGAACACTGGGTGCAAGGCAAGTGGGGTGACGACACCGCCATGTGCTTGCACGGTGCGATTCGTCGTTGCCAGCCACAACCAGGCGACGCCCACTTGATTGAGCAGGTTGCCCAACTGCGTGGTTGGGGAACCGACTGGAACGACGACAGCAACACCGGTTGGGCGCAGGTGCGTGACCTGATCGTGGCAGGCATCGAGGTGACCGATGCCGATCTTGCGGACACCTTCGGCCCACAGTGGGAACAGGTCGTTGCATTGGTGCGCCGTGCCGCAGTGCTGACAACCGACGAAATCAATCGGTTGGCCGCCGCTTGGGACGCCGCTCGGGACGCCGCTTGGGCCGCCGCTCGGGCCGCCGCTTGGGCCGCCGCTCGGGACGCCGCTTGGGACGCCGCTTGGGCCGCCGCTCGGGCCGCCGCTTGGGACGCCGCTTGGGACGCCGCTCCGGCCGCCGCTTGGGCCGCCGCTCAAGGGCTTGTCATTCGTGACCTGATCGGTCACGGGTTCACCCAACAGCACTACGACCTGCTGACGACACCGTGGCGCACCGTCATCGGCCCCGTCTATCCCGATGACGAGGAGGCCGACCGTGACTGACGACATCGTGACCCGACTGCGTAGGTGGATTGACAATGACAGTCCGTGGCTCAATCAACTAGATGACGATCTCGCCGCTGGCGCCGACGAGATCGAACGGCTGCGTGTCGCTGGCGATGCGCTTCATGCGGCTGTTCGCAATCACGATCTGACAGAAGCGCATCTGCGTGCGTGGGAGGAGGCCCGTCGTGGCTGACGACATCGTGACCCGACTGCGAGTCAAAGACGGCGTGTACACCGAGTTCTGGCAACAGAAACTCATGGACGAAGCCGCCGACGAGATCGAACGGCTCCGTGACGCTAGTGAATGGTTGAAGCAGGCCCTTCTTGTTACGAGTAACTGGTGGGGGCAACACCACACAACGGAGGCAGACGCGAAGTACCACAACATGGTTGATGCAGCGATTGACCGTTACAAGGAGGCTCGCCGTGGCTGACGATGCACAACTATACCAAAATAGGTATAGTTCAGCCCTGACTGACAACATCGTAACCCGACTCCATCAATGGAGGCTCTACAACGACGGCGAGATGCTGACAAGCCCATCAGACAGCAGTCTGTCACTCACGCTCATTGAAGCCGCAGACCATATCGAACGGCTGAACTATGAAATAGAGCAGTTGAGGTGGACTAACCGTCGCCTTTACGATCTGTACGAAGGTCTATACAACGCAACGGAGGCCGACCGTGGCTAATGACAACGATGACGGCAACGTGTTTAGCGCCCTGCGTATCGCTATTCCGTTTGGGTTTTTATTTTGGACCCTAGTTATATGGTGGATTTTTTGGTGAACAATAGCAGCATTGTTGAACAACTGCTTGACATGGCAAGCACTTTTTATCCAGAAACTGAAAAATTTGATAGAGATATGCTCATTGAAGCGGCCGGCGTCATCGTCGGTCTGCAGGCTTCACTTGATCAGACTCGACGGGATCTAGCCGCTCTAGCTAGATCTATTGACGAAGAACATCGCTGAAAAGACTATAGAAGCAAGTAAAAATGATTCTGCTGCTTTCATTGAGCGCCATCACATCAATTGTTCGAATTATAGTTTTTCTGCAGGACGAGAAACGGCAGAAAGCTATAGATAATGTTACAGCGCGCAGAGATAAAACAATACATTTATCCAGGAGAAATTCTTAGGATAGTTGACGGCGATACGGTAAACGTGCGGCTAATCCTGATTGATACCGATCTCGGGTTTAACGCGGTTACTAGACTTACGCACGATATAAAACTTCGTCTTGGTGGAATAAACGCCCCAGAAATGTCAACGCAGGAAGGAAAAAACGCAAAACAGTTTTTATCATCAGTCCTCCCGGTTGGCTCACAGTGCATCGTATACACTGTAAAAGATCGGACAGAAAAATACGGACGTTATCTTGCATGGATCTATCTTGATGACAAAGTCTGCGTCAATGATTTAATGATCTCGTCTGGAAACGCGACAGAATACAATCCAAGTGGTGTAACACGTCCGGAGATAATTGATCTAGATGTCGATAAACAGTGATCAAGAACTCATCGAGATGTTGAATATCCTCGTTCAACAGGTTCGACATGCGTACAACTGCGCATGGATCCAGGAAGGTGAGGACTGTTCGTGCGGATGCAATGACGCGAAACGGTCCTATGCAGACTTTCTAAATAAAAGAAAGCAAATTTAGATGATTGAAAATCTAGTAAAAGATCTTGAAACAAAAGCAATGCAAGCTTTCAATGTTGCAAGTGATCTTTCAGAGTTATTGACAATTCTTTTTGACGGAAAAGCAGTGATCGAGCCGGATGTTCTTTCCGCAAAAATCAAGCATTCTCTGGCAAGTTTTCAAGAATTAAAGACAGCTTTTTTGCCATGATCTTATTCTTGTAATTCGCGTAATAATCTGGGGAACGTCTTCTCTTAAGCGCGGAATTCGGTGGAACAACACCGGCCCTCCAGCGCATATCTTCAGTTTCTCCGCCCCAGATACCTAGCTCGCTATTTTTTCTAGCATAGTCTCTGCAGGGAATCATCGAAGGGCATGACTTACAAACGGTGATCGCGGCTTCCTCGCGTCGCCGTTTTGTTTTTGTGTTTTCAGAGTACGACGGAGTATAAAAGAGCTCTGTCATGCCAGAACATTTTGCGTCTGAAAACCATACTGGAATTTCAATCACGTCATTTCCTGTCTCTAGTTAACTGTTTTGGTTGTTAATGACAAACTTTATTTCGCACGCATCTGTCGTGCAGTAAGCTTCGCCAATCGCGTCAGCAGCGAGTCCAGCGTAGATTCCACTAAAGTCAATCGGCAGAAGGTTCATTGCCGCTTCCTCGTACTCGCTCTGGCTGATTTGAGTGTACGGCATTTGAGGATAGGTGAAATTGCCCTGCGGCAAAAATGACACAGTTTTAAGTTGCCCGTCATACATGTGAAGGACAGTTCCAACATGGTCTTTTTCACTTTCAGCATCAAATGATATTGTCACTGACACCGAGTTATCGCTCCAATACCGCTGCGCGGTCGCTGCCAATGCCATTTTTTCAAAGATTGAAACGTCTTTTTCTGACCGACTCGCACCCGACTTTATCGGAAAGAACACAACTGACGTTGTTTCTGGAGATTCACTTGCTGGTTCAACCTTATAGTTTGCCATCTTAAACAGTGGCACCATGGCGTCTTCGTTTGAAAAACGAATTGCACGCATGAAATATTCTCCTCCTGGAGTCCAGTGCACTCCAGGTGATTCTCCAGCAAGGATTGAAACCGTACCAGATGGTTTTACAGTTGTCATCTTGATTGATTCACGGATTCCAAGCCATTCGCTATAGACATTGTCATAGTATTTGATGATGTTATAGCCTTCATCCATCCAGTGGCGTAGTGCTGGCAGACCTTTTCTGTCAGCAAAATTTGCTACACCAGACATTGAGGTTCCGATACGGCGATTTCTTTGCATGATCGCATTTGTTTCCTCCCAATGTGTCGGAAGAAGCGTCACTGTTTTGGCGTAGAGATACGCAAATTTTAGCGTTCTCTTGTAGTCTTCTATTGATTCGTGCCGTCCGAGGTACGTTTCAACAAGCGTACAGCATTCGTATGATTCTAGAGATTGCTCAGCGCACGGGTTGTATCCGGCTACGCGCCAGTCCTTATTGTTTGGTTGATCAGCAAGGCGACCATAGAGGCGCGATACATCCATCCAGATCACGCCTGGTTCACCGTTTCGCGCGATACCGTCGACGATACGCGACAGGTCCTGTCCGACCATCGTCGCGACCGAGTTGTTACTCATCCATCCCCAACCGGGGGCTTCGGAGTTGTATGAATTTCTTTCTGGAAATACTTCTGAATTTTTCAGATTGAGAAATGTATCATCGTCAAGACGCCCAAGTAGAAGTTCTGCACTTCTGCGAACATTTCCTGATACTACGCAAACCCCGATGAGATTTCCGATGTCGGCAATGTCTGTTCTAGTCAATTTTTCGCCAGAACGGTTTTCAAACAAGCGGCGAATGTGCTCGTGAAGCTTTATTAGTGGTCCAGGTCCCGCGGCTGTTCCGCCAAACGTAGTAATCGGCGCTCCAGCAGGGCGTACATCAGAGTAATCAAACGTAAAGACTGGCTGCTCCGCGCGAAGATATGAGTTGAGCAATAGTGCCATTGATTCAACCCAGCCTTCACGTGTATCCGGTACTTTGTAGGTTGTTGCTGAATCACTGTTTGGCTTATAGATCGTAAATTCTTTGTCCGCGCCTAGATCATCAAAACCAACGCCAACTCCTAGCATCGACGCTTCCATCAAAAACGCAAATGGTTTTGCTGGATTGTGCTTTGTCATTTCACTGGTGGATACAAACGCGCAGTTTTGCAAGGCTGCCGAGTTTCTGTGGAGGTTCACAAGTTCAGTGCCCATGACCCACAGTCCGCGGCCAGGCGGTGTCCACTTTAGATTAAAGAGACGATCAAATGCTTCTTTGGCGCTGGCTTGCGCTCGAGCGTCATTCCATGGAAGACGATTTGTTTTGCAGTGGTCTTTCTGCAACGAGTACATGCCATTGATGACGCGTTCGCATACATCAGACCATGTTTCTTTTGTACCGTCGGTCTTTAGTCTCGAGTATGTGCGAAGAAATGTTATTTCGCCAACTGAGTTTCCGACAGCATCAGCGTATCCAAACGGCGCCTTTCTTCCAGAATAGTTAGCTACAAAATCATCGCTCAAACGAAACGAGAAAAGTGAAGACACGACGCACTCCATGGTTAAATGACTGTACTAAGATTATACTTAAGCGTCTAACTATGTCAAATATGTCATTGAATTGAAAAAGAATCAAATATTTCTTTGCATGAAGGACAAATAGGATACTTATCCGGATCTCGTGAAGGAATCCATATTTTTCCGCATAACGCAATAACCGGAAGACCTAGAACAATTGCTTCTGTGATTTGGTCTTTTTCAACATAGTGAGCAAATCTATCATGATCGCCATCTATGTCGGATACTTTGATTTCAACGGTTTCTATATTTGACATTCTGGGCACCAGTATAGTTTTCTTCCGTCAACCATAGTCGCGGTGACTGGATACTTGCATACAAAGCATTGAAGTCGCTGCCTGCCGTAGACCCAAGTTGATTGATTCGAATCTTCTACAAGTCTTTGATCAAGAGTTTGAATGTATCCGTCAAAAGAACCGAGTTTCATGTATCTCTTCGACAGTCTCCAAAGATGATCAAAGTCATCTTTCAACATATTTGTTCCGTACGTATACGGATAGATTCGAGCCATAAACAACAGTTCAGCCCTGTACACATTACCTATTCCAGCGATGATTGACTGGTCCATAAGTAGCGACGCAATGGGCTTCTTACGAGTGGAAATTTTATTCCAGGCTCTTTCTTGATCTGAATCTTCTAGTATCGGATCCGGGCCAAGTTTGTCTATGATTTTTTCAACTTCACAGTGATCGATAAGTTCACACGTTATTGGACCACGTAGCCTTGAAACTATCCAATCGGTTTGAAGTTGCATCCGAATAGACTCTTGTCGATGTTCCATAGCGTCATCGTCGTCTACGTCACAAAAATTGAACCATCCGTAGAGCCCAAGATGAACGTGAACAATTTTGTCGTTTTCAAAATGAAAAAATAAGTGCTTTCCGTAGGCAGTTATTTTTTCTAAAGTCGTTCCATCTATTTTGCTAGCTTCGTCAGAAAATCTCCCCTGAGGGCTTGAAACAGCTACAGTCCGATTAACAAAATAGTCCGAGTGAATTCTTTTAAAATGATGGATTGAATGTCCCTCCGGCATAGTTTGATATTACATCGCAACATAAATCAAACACAGACGGACATCAAACTTTTTCAACTCTTGTCATGGTTTTCATTAATGTATTTTTATTGATGATCGCAATGTGCGATGATACGTCATCTTTGCCAAATGATATGACAAGATCATCATTGATCTGGACTAGACCAGCAGCGAACTCTATCCCTTTAGATATAAACTTGAATGGATCACTAATTTCAATTATCCATCCATTTTCGTCAAATCTCGCAAGAAAATGATCATAGTCTTTTGTCACAGCGTCGCGTGACGAAAATTCAGTTTGTATAAACATGCGTTCTCGTGTTATCCACAGCCTATGAACTATCGCAAGATACGTTCCATCTTCTTGCGGCAATAGATGGGTGTTTCCGCGAATTCCCGATAGCCGAGGAAAGTCAACTAATTTTTTCGTCATGTATCCGTCTTTGATGACCCCGTTGCCATCATAGATATAATCAAATTTATTAGGTTTATCTCCGGCCGTCATCCAGTTCTTCTCTGGGCGCTTTTGATCGACACCAGGGTAGATAGTTACCTTGTTGACTGATGTTGCTTTTGCGTCAAGATAGCATTCACAGTGCCTAGCTATTCTTATGTCTCTTTCCATCGCGACGGCGGTAAACATCCATTTTCCTTTTCTCCACAGGAGCTTTGGATCTTCAACTCCTCGGTCAAATTGATATCCACTGTTTGAAAAATCGATTTGACGCAAGTCGACAAGAGAAAGGTTTTCATCAAGTTCAGAAAACCATACCTTGTTCTGTATGTGATTGCCGACTGTCACGTCTAGCTCACCGTGAGGAAGTATGACGTAGTTGCTTGATCGAATCGTGACGGCGTATCCTTTCTTGGGAGAATACGCGATTGACGGATTAAAAGCCGACCAAAGTTTATCTTCTTTTTTGACTAGTCTTCGTAGATATTTGATTTCTCCACCAAGATTTGCGATGTTAGGAATAGATCCCACTTGGATATCTTTCTGTCGGTCTACAGTATTTTTGCGATACAGAGATCAAGTTGTCGCCAACGTGCTCGGCTTTAAATCCAAAATTTCTAAGGTTTCTAACAATCTCCGGTAACCCGTCTTCAAACAAGTCTTCACTCCAAATTTTTCCTTTAAATCCTGCAGCGTTGAGAAGTTTTGCAAGTCCTGGTGCGGAATATTCATAGTTATGACGATTGTAGGACTTATCTCTGTGATATTGCATATAAAAGTATGGCTCAACTCCGTTAAGGATTTTCTGTAGTGCTCTCGAGCTCGTGATGTTTGGAGTTGTTAGTATAAGTAGTCCGTTGTTCTTCAGGACTCTGTTTACCTCGTCAAGCATAAACATGGGATCAACTTCCATGTGCTCGAGAACCTCGCAACAGAGAACAATGTCGTATGTCTTATCGTTAATTGGAATTTTGTCGAATTCTAAGTCAACTGCAAATGCTTTAACTTCTATATTCTTTTTGCCAAGTGACATGTTGATGTTTGAGCAACTTGGATTATTTTTATCAAAGTGAGTAACATCGACTTCAAGTTGAGGCGCTAGCTCTTTACACAGAAGCGGAAAAAATCCACTCGTGCCAATTTCAAGCATTTTTGTTGACTTTTCAATGTTTTCAAGCAAAAGCATAGCCGTCCGCGCCAACCGTGCTGCGTGAACACGGTGGTACGCATCGGATCCGTCAATCAGAGCTTTTGACACACTTGCGATTGGCTCCGGTATTCCGAGATACGGTTGACTCTTCACCGTCGTATTCTACTATGTCTACAATAACTGCCGCGGAAAAATGACACTTCAGACAACTAGTTATAATTCTTTTGTCTAGAAAGCGCGGTAAATGAGTCCCTTCTCCTCCACCCCCACATCCAATTCCAAGAAGTTCGACTGGGTGTCTCGCCATGACGAACGTTCGCGTGACTATCCTGTACGTGCGGCGTTGCCGTCTAGCGTAGTCCGCAAGAGGAAATCGTGGTATGTCCCGAAACCAGTCATTGACCAGGGACGAGAAGGCGCCTGCGTAGGTTTTGGATGGACAAACGAGCTTCGCGCGTTGCCAGTTTCAATTAAGTTTCCAGATCCAACGGCGACGGCGCTTGGAATCTATCGACAAGCAAAACTTATGGACGAATGGGCCGGCGAAGACTACGAAGGTACATCGGTTCTCGCTGGAGCAAAGGTTGCTCAATCAATGGGATTTATCTCGATGTATCGCTGGGCATTTGGAATTGACGACGTAATTGACACAATCGTGACATCTGGACCAGTTGTTCTTGGAATTCCGTGGTATGACTCGATGTACGGAACACGAAAGAGCGGACTTATTGATGTTTCCGGCTCGTTAGTGGGAGGTCATTGTATTCTTGCAACTGGATATAACCCAAAGGCACGGTTTATTTCAGAAGGATTTGGACAGAAGTTTGAAATTATTAGACTTCGTAATTCATGGGGATCGGATTACGGAGTAAACGGAGACGGGTTTATTCGCGTAGAAGATCTAAGTAGATTGCTTTCTGAGGGCGGAGAAGCTTGCGTTCCGGTCGGAAGAATGTCACCAAAACAGTAAAGGATTAGCAAAGTGCAAGATATACCCGGACTACTTACGTCAATTGCGACACTTATCGGTGCTCTTGCACTGTTGACTGCAGCAGTTAGAGGTTTTCGACGGCTCGAGGCAAAAGTCGGAAGCGTTCATCTCGTTGCTGAGCAAGTCAACAATTCTGTAAATAATGTTGAACAAGGACATCCGACTCTCCGCAAAATTGTCGAGTCAATCAGTGAAAAGCTTGAACACCACATCACAGAGTCAAGTGCTCGACTAGACCGCATAGAAGAGCACATAACAAGGCCCACTGGAAGTATACCTGTGATAAAGTCTGAATTGTCGAATGAATCTTCGACTAGTCGTGCAACTAGACAATCAAGAAAGCGAAAGGCAGATTGACGTATGGGGAAGCAGAGTAAGGCAAAACCGTCAAAGGGAAGCCGGACAAGACTTAACCCGTTAACAGGTCAAATAGAGACAATTTCAGGGACAAAAGCTGGAAAAAAGCGCACGCGACTGCCAGCGGATCACCCACTACGCACTCACGATCTTCATGTTGAAAAGACAAAAGGTAAGAAAAACAAAGACTGAGTCAAATTGACCAAATAAAAAAGCCGTGGCTAATTGCCACGGCTTCTTTATTTATGCTCGTAATTTCAGCACCTAAACGCCCACGGACGCCAGCCGCATCCCCACATGCTAACTGCCTTATTGTAAAGCTCTCTTGCAACCACAAGATTGGTGTAGGGATCATACAATCTTGTAAAGTCCCAGTCAACCATGGGGCCAACCCAAGACTTGAGCGCTTTCATGTTAAGCTGCATCAGTCCGTACGAGTTATCTCGTCCCTTCCCATTGTACGCGCCAGGCGTACACCGAGACTCTCTGAAGATGATGTAGTCAATTCTTTTCCAGCTAGACGCCGGCCATCCAGCCGCGATCGCTTCATCATAGAATTGCGGGCACTTAGAACCGGCCGGAGCTCGCAATTCTCGTGTAATTGACCCGTCAGCTCTGATCTCTCTACCGTCTGGAAGCTGAATCGACTCATCAGGCAGAGAAATCAAATCTTGACGAATGTTCTGAGGAAGCGTTTGTCCTGTGATCTTCTCAAACGTATCAAGCTGTTCTGGCGTACACGCCGAAGCCGCGAATACGAGTGTCGGAATACAGACAATCGCAATTTTCTTTAAGTTGAACCGTACTCCCATGGTTCGCTCCTTTCGGATAGTGGCTTACCATTTCTGGCAAGTGTATTCGTAGGTTGCAAAACAAGAACCGTCTTCTGATTGCAGAACCCGGCGGTCTACGTCTTATTTCACATGGAGTCAATCCTCAAGACAGTAACCTGCCTCGGTTTGGAGGATTGTAAATCGCTACTATACCATGAGTATTTCGGTTTGATTACACCAACATCAAAAATCAGCTTGGAAGAAGCATTCTTCGCTTTCTCCACTGCGTTGACAGTTCGTCTCTACTCTCAGGATGCCATGGTTTCTTTACTCCAGCAAAGTGAACTATTGCTGGAGAGATCACTGACGAATTCCACGGAGGAGACATCGTTGTTTCGATGTACGGGTTCCATTGTTTATATAATAAAAAATTGTACTCGACAGGGAGATCTTCAATTTCATCTTCTAGAGCGAGCATGATCACATCTTGATCTGCATAGATCAATTTATTTGGATCTGCATCTATGACGTTCTTAAATTTTTCCATTACGTTTATGGCGTTCCATCTCGGAAGATTCGCAACAAATACTCCCGTATTTATGTACCGACCGTCGGTCCCGAAGAGTCGTCTGTGCTCGCTGTTCAGGTTGTGATCAACAGCTGCAATTGCTTTCTTTGGCTTGATCTTAAAAAGATCGTCCAATTTTCTAAGAACAAGAATATCAACGTCAAAATAGTACGCTGTAGTGATCTTTTCCTTGGTCCAAAGCAGCTCGCCGATCAGCAACTTCGCGTACGCGATAAGACTAATGTGATTTTTCTGGACAAGTTTAGAAAACATTCCAGAATACGACATAGCATTAAACAGAATAAGATCGATCCCCAGTCGATCAGCGTCTTTTAAAAGTAGGTCCTGCGATTCTTGACAGAATCTACCGGCGTGAATGACGTACACAGGATACTGCCGCCCAGACGAAATCCATACATCATGAATCGCCAATCTTGCCTGAGAAATGTAATTGTCATCGACGACAAAGACAATTGCTTTTTTGTCCATTGATCTTCCTCGTTGTAGTCGTCGGCGTTCTTTCAATAACTGCGGCTGAAAAAGTGACTTTAACTCTGAGCGAGTAACGGGAGTCGAACCCGTGCTTCCACTTTGGAAGAGTGGAGTGCTGCCGTAACACCTTACTCGCGCGACTGGTCTTTTTCTGTTCTTTGACACTCCACGCGGAAGTAGTCGAAAAAGACCAGTCTGTAGTCACATTTCCTTCTAAAATGATGGTTTTAGGACTACTGGATCAATTTATCAATATTTTGCGTTTTTGGCGTGATCTACCGATAAATCAATACCTGCCGCTGAAAATTCGCGGTAAACAGCCTGCTAGACGCCCCTATTTTCTATACAACCTTAACCAAAACGTTGTATGATCTGAATTGTACCAAACACACCGCCCAGATCGGATAAAGACATGAGAGACCCACGGCCAAGTTCTCCCGCTCGCCTTCGCGTGCAGAGCATCTCGACGGGATTCAGCGAGGAGACCGGTGGAGTAAAACTAACGGTCGAGCTGACCTACGACACCTGGTGCTGCAGCAACGGAGTTCACGAACTTGCCGACGCGACAAAGGCTGTTGAACGGTTGTTTTCCAAGTACGATGACCTGTTCTACGACATGTCAGAAGATCCGCTCGAGAAAGAAATTCAGGAAGAGATTGACCGTGGCCACCAGTGATCTAGCACTTCTCTACGCGCGCGTCTCGACGGCGATGCAGGCAAATGATGGAATGTCACTTGACGCGCAGGAACGAGAACTCCGCCGAGCAGCAGAACTCGCCGGCTTTACAAATGTAGAACTCCTCCGCGAGGAAGGTCGATCTGGAAAAAGCATATCTGGTCGACCCGTCCTACGGAGCGCTCTCGAACGTCTTGACACTGGAGAAGCCGCTGCTCTTTTTGTTACTCGATTAGACAGACTTGCACGCTCGACAAAAGACTTTCTAAGCATCATCGATAGAGCAAATACAAAAGAGTGGAGAATTGTACTTCTTGATCTTAATCTTGATACATCGAGCTATCAAGGCAGATTTGTTTTAACAGTCATGAGCGCGCTCGCCGAGATGGAACGTGCAATCATTGCAGAACGTCAAAAAGACGTTCACAAGGAACGTAGGGCACTTGGTAAAACATGGGGAGTTGATCTTGGACCAAAAACAAAAATATCTGTTGATACACGCAAGAAAATTGTTTCCTTACGTGATTCTGGAATGTCCTACTCTAAGATCGCCGACTACCTGAATTCAGAAGAAATACAGACAACACATGGTGGAAAATGGTTTCCATCAACTGTCTACAACCTTGTGAATAGACTAAAAGATGACGACATACAGTAAAGGTCGGAACGGCATGTTTGCAGCATTCCGACCTCTACTAATTTGGTGTCTAGTGCCTTGGAAAGACACTAAGATCAAACTTTAGTCCTTTTTAGAACATTCCTTAAGCCACAATGAATGCCCCGCGTGGGCAATCTGCGGTTCGCAATCTCCACACGACAATGGCTCGATGTTTGTAGTTTTAACTATCACTCTAAGAGTTGACATGTTTAAAACTGTGCTGTCGTCTAGATCAAGTTCATCTACAAGTCGTAGCCATTCACGTACATCGGCGACTGTCAAATTATTTCCAGCCATCTCGATACAGATAGTTCCATATTTAGAAATCATTATCGCGCAAACCTCGTTGCCATTCCCCAGTCAACATCACCCGTTGAAACAGCTCTTGGCATCAACATGTATCCATGAATTTCTGCCCTCGAGCCAAATCCCTCGATTTTTATACCACGTTCGCTCAATTTTCGTTGAAACGCGATCTGTGTCATCGGCTTTTCGCCACGTTCCTCACTCCATACCCGATATACAGCATATAGAGATTTAATCGGAGTCGTAGCTCCTTCAGATTCTTTTGTTTCCTCGAGAAGAAAGAATCCGATTCTGTCTTCATTTTTTCTGTAAATCTCTGACGCTTCGCTGACGGCCGAACACCATCCTAGAGCATCTCTAGCGCTTGACCCGAGAAGTTTAATGGCACCTTCAACAGCCCAGGAAAGAACCGCTGGAAGAGCACCTTCTGGGTCAAATATATAGTGCTTGAGGTCTGGATCAGGGTTTTCTGGCACGTTTGTCAGTGGTACAGGTCGAATTCGTCTCCACATGGCATCATCATTGATGATCGGTCTATGGTTTGTTGTGACCCACAGCTTTGCTCTAGACTGAAACGTGAATGGTTTTTCTCCAGGAGATCTCGCGGAAATTTCGCTAGAACCTGTCAATTTTTTGATCGAGTTTTCTTTAAGACGCTCTGATTCTGGGAGTTCGTCAACCCACACAAAACGTCGACCGCGTAGTTCAGCCCAGTGATATAGATCTGAACCGTGCGCCTGACCGTCGCCCTGAGCAAGAATGCTTGAGTCAAGTGGCCACGCGTATTGCGAAGTTCCTAGAGCTTTTACAAGGGCTTCAACAAGGGTGTTTTTTCCAGATCCAGGCGGGCCGTACACCATGAACATCACGTCATATGTACGAAGTCCAGTCATTGAATATCCAGCCGCTTTTTGCAACCATTCTTGAAGCTCTTTGTCACCGTTTGTTGCAAAATCTAAAAACTGTTCCCAGCGGATATTTCTAATTCCTGGATTGTATGCGACAGGAGCTCTTCGGGTAATAAACAGATCTGGTCGACCTTTCAAGAGATCACCAGTTCTTAGATCGATTACGCCATTGGCAACACCAAGTAGTGTCTCATCGCTGTCCCACGACTCAACGTTTATGAACACTCTCGGATCTGATGTGGCACTTTCAATCGCGCTGTTAATTCGTGCATTTGATTTTGCTTGCTGTGCCCATTTCACTACTTCTGACTGCTTATCCGCATCATCTAGATAGTGAATTACTTCGCTTGCAATGATCGGAGAGATCTTTTTTGAAAGTTCTCTCATTTCCAGATTTTCGGTGTCTGGCTTCCAGTATCCACCGTCCCAATGAAACCAACCTAGTCCCGGAGTATATCTGACAGCAGCGCCAAAAGAATCAACGAGTCGCCGTCCGTTTCCAGTATCCGTAAGCGTTCTTTTTCCAGGTTCGCCACCTTCATCCTCACCAAGCGCGTCAGGGTCAAGCGGAACGTCGATATTTGAGAGTCTACTAGCGACTGCAAGCGAGTCACCGTCGGCGAGAGAATCTTTAACAGCACCGCCAATAGTGCCAGGAAGATGACTATCACTGTAATTTTGAACCGTAGTTGCATTTTTAGAAGTCTTCTGCTTTTTGGCGGTGGAAGTTGAATTTGTCTCTTCTTGTGACTTAATTGCCCATTCTTGAAGTCCAGGCCAAAGACGTTCAGTCTTCGGGTTGTCAATGACAAACTGTATTGCACGACGAACATGCATCAACAGTCCTCCAGGACCTTCAAGTTCAAGAGGTGGTCTAACTTTCTCAGCGTTAAACCTGATCATCATTGTCTCGACTGCAAGTCTCCCAGCTTCGGTATTGATGGGAAACTTATTTGCAATTGCACAAGTCATTGAATAGATGTCTACCGCGCGCGATCCTTCATCTATTCCGTCTGAAAGAAGTCGGTCGACGTCTACGCGTTCTCCACCGAATTCCAGTCCGTCAAGAAAACCCCACTCGCCTTCACCGAGAGCTGATTCAAGACGTCTTGATCTTTTTCGTAGAGCTGCTAAAAGTTGCTCTGGAGCTTTTGCAATTTCTATTTGCCATGGAGCTTTTCCGTCCACCCAGTCGTAGCAGACTCCTGAAAAATGTCTTGACGGCGCAATCAGAACGTATCCGTTGTGCTTAATGTCAACTCCGTTAAGACCAGACTTTTTTAGATTTCCAACGAGAACTTCTGATTCATCACATCTGTAAAAAAGATGCCGTCCACGGATTCGTTGACCACCTACAGAATACTCTCCCGTTATCGCCTCGACAGTTTGAGGAAGCGCTCCATCAACTAGAGCCTCAAACTTATCAAATGAATCTGGTCCGCCTGAACGTGGATCAATGTCAATGACAAAAAATCCACTTGGTCGACAAAATACACTAACGTTTCCTTCTGATCCATTTGACCACCATGACCGTACTTTTTCTAAATCATTCGTGGCATTAATGTTCCATTCAGGAATAGATGGATGCTTGCCAACGTCTTTCGGCTCGAGATGTGTGCCACCGCACGTGCATTTTCCGTTGACAATTCCGTAGCACGGCATAATGTGCCAGCCACGCTCCGCGTACCACGTGGCGGCAGGACCAAGACGTCCGTTGGCTGATTCCCATGAAGTCACGAAGACCGCCGTAAAAAGGTGAAGAACATCATCGAAGATACAAATTTTATCATCAACGTGCCCTTGTTGAATAGAAAGACGACACTATAGACGATGCCTTCAGCGTCAAGGTTGACTATATATCCTGAACCGAAAAATTAGTGAATCGACCAGTGTTTTTTGCGGATCAAGAACCATACTTTAACACGCTCTAGTACTTGCAATTTATGATAAAGTCAAGTACATCCTGCAGTAATACGTACCGTACATGTACTAAACATCGAGGAGAGAAGTGGGTAACCTACTCAATGACATAAAAAATGAAGGATCAAGAATGGGAAAAAAGCCCAGAATTTTAGAAATTCTTGAAGAACTTTCTGAAGAAGATCAAGCTGATCTCCTGACAGCGCTGGATGACCACAGCATACCTGCATCTAATATCCGTGAAGCAATGAAAAAGCGCGGATATAAACTAAATATAGACGTAATAGGCCGCTATCGTCGCGGAGAACTGGTAACCGATATCCATGAGTCTATCTGATGACATTAAAGCTGAAGATGAAATAACAGAGCTTCGCAAGGCTCTTAAACGCTCGCAGCAGGCGGAATACCGAGCAAAAAGAGCAAATGAAATAATTGTTGAAGCCGTCTATACAGCAGCACGTGACGCCGCAGTTTCTACTGGACGCTCACTGCCCGCAAATACCAAGATGCCTAAGGACACGAGAAAGCAAAAAGGTGAAATAGCTTTTATCCATGCAACGGACTGGCAACTTGGAAAAAAGACAGCCGGATACGGGATAGAGACATGCGACAAAAGAATTCGCCAGTTTGTTGACAAAATTTTTGAACTAACAACAATACAGCGAACCCATCATCCAGTTCGAGAAGCGGTGCTGGTTTTTGGTGGAGACATGGTCGAGGGTATCACGATATTTCCGGGGCAAGCCTGGGAAGTTGAAGCGCACCTGTTCGAGCAACTATTCGAAACAGTGCGAATAGAAGAATACATGGTAAGAAGTATCGCTCAATACTTTGACAAAGTTCACGTAATTTGCGAATACGGAAATCACGGAAGACTCGGAAAAAAAGGAGAACTTCCGGCAAATGATAACATTGACGCGATTTCATACAGAATTACACAAGATAGAACAAAAGATCTCAGGAACGTGACATGGCAGTTGTCGGCAGACTGGTATCAGATCGCTGAAATTGGCTCATACCGAGCGCTCATCGTACACGGTGATGAAATAAAAAGCTTTGGAGGCGGTACACCTGCATTTGGAATCCTGAGAAAGTGTAACGCGTGGGCAACAGGTGTTGTCCCAGAGTTCAAAGATGTGTACATGGGTCACTTCCATACTCCTATGACTCTTGTCATGGCCAATGGTGGACGAATCTTTGTGTCAGGTTCTCCAGAAAGTGAAAGCGTATATGCTGCAGAATTTGTTGCAGCAAAAGGACTGCCGTCGCAGCGACTTCATTTTATTGATCCAGAAAAAGGTCGCGTAACAGCAGAATATACCGTCTGGCTTGACTAACAGTCCCGATCACAAAGTATAGAAAATGGTAAAATTTAACTAGAACACTTTCTGGAGCCTGCCATGCCCTGGTCTAATGATGTATTGACAAGAACAGTAATTGGTACGTATCTATCAGCCAATGGAAATCCAGCCAACGGCAGAATATCTTTTCGTCCAACGGCAAGAATTCTTGATGAAAACGACACCATTCTTCTAAACACCGTCGGAATGATCATTGAACTAGATGTCAACGGATCATTTAGCATTGAACTTCCAACAACAGACAACAGTCTTCTAAAACCAGCAGGCTGGGCATATGAAGTTGTTGTCCGCATATACGGATCAAAACAAACAAAATTCTATATGTTTCTTCCGTATGACGACGGATCACCCGTAAATATCGTCAATGTCATAAGCGCTGGCACGACTGAAACTCCAATCAGTTTTTACGGCACGCAAACACCTGTAGCAGGCATAGCTGGGATACAGGGCCCAACTGGACCGCAAGGACCAGCTGGAGCGACTGGACCAGCAGGAAGTGGAATGCCGGCCGGCGGCGCTATTGGAGATCTTTTAGCAAAAACCGGCTCCGGAGATTACGCAACCGGATGGACAGACTCTCCAACAGTTGATTCACTAAACTTTGATTTAGTAAACTCCGATCCAGTAACGGTCGGACGGATGACATGGAACGACACAGACGGTTCTCTCGATCTCGGACTAAAAGGTGGAAACGTCACAATTCAAGTCGGACAAGAACAAGTCCAACGTGTTGTAAACAGAACCGGCACAATAATAACTCGAGGACAAGTAGTCAGACTTTTTGGTTCATCAGGACAACGTATAGGCGTAGCCCTAGCTCAAGCTACTACAGACGCAAATTCCAGCAAAACATACGGTGTTGCCGCGGAAGACATCGCTGATAATCAAACAGGCTTTGTCATGACAGAAGGATTTGTCCGCAATATCAACACTTCTGCCCTGACAGAAGGCGCGATAATTTGGCTTTCCCCAACAGTAGCTGGAGGAATGACAACAACAAAGACAACAGCTCCAAATCACCTAGTAATGGTTGGTGTCTGCGTTGTACAAGCTAACAACGGGATTATCGCCGTAAAAGTTCAAAATGGATATGAAGTAGATGAACTTCACGATGTTGCGTACACGAACCTAGCAACTGGTGACTTACTGACTAGAACAAGTTCTGCGCTATGGGAAAATATCACAAGAACTACTCTGGCCTCGGATTCAGCGTTCAGTTCTGTCTATGCCCCGCTAACACGAACAGTCGGAAACTCGCTCGCAACAACAGGCACAGTAAACCTTGACGCGACAGCTCTTAATGGAACATATCAAACAATTTCACTGACCGGTGGAGTCACATTTACAACAACAAACAGGGCCGCTGGAAAAGTCATAACAATTAAACTTTCTGCAGGCGCTGCCATACGAGCACTCGCGTTTCCAGCATGGACATTTGTCGGTTCAGCAACACCGACAAGCATCGCCGCGAACAAAACAGCAATTATAACTATCACGTTCTTTGATGCCACAGACGCCGGCGCGGTTGCAGCCTACGTCGTGCAACCGTAAATCAAAGTGTTCACGCTACTGAAGTATAATATCTATATTGGAGGATTTTATGGCATTTTGGCTGTCTAACCTAGCATTAGTTTTAAAGAACGCTGGATTGTCCGTTGTAGAGATTGACGGATGGAAAACAAGAACCTTTGCAACGTGGACTCCTCCGGGATACGTTGTAAAACCAACGCATGTCATGGTGCATCACACGGCAAGCAAAACAGCAGTTGAAAACGACATTAATTATATTTTGCACGGTCCAGTTTCACCGATATGCAACATATTTCTTGCGCGCGACGGGGTCTGTCACGTGATCGCGGCTGGACGTGTAGCTACAAATGGAAAAGGATCAAGTATCTCATGGAACGGACAAGTTCCGGACAACATGATGAATCACTATGCAATCAGCATTGAAGCAGCAAATAATGGAATAGGCGAGCCGTGGCCAGAAGTTCAAACAAAGGCGTATGTAACACTGTGTGCCGCACTATGCTCCGCATATCAAATTCCAATAAAAAATGTTAGAGGACATTTTGAATGGGCGCCGACAAGGAAAATTGACCCTGCCGGACCGTCTCCATGGAGCCCAGACAAGAGCAGCTGGGACATGGATAAGTTTAGACAAGATGTATTTTCAGCAACAAAACCATCAACTTCAATTTTACTCGAGGACAACATGGAAATCTTAAATCCACCCGTCAGAATACTTGACACTAGATCAAATAATTCAAAACTTGAAGCCGGAACTACTCGTATAGTCGCACTTGGACCGAACAGCAACATCTCTGCTGCTATGATCAACATAACCGCAGTAGGGGCAGCAGGTCCAGGATACATGACCGCGTGGGCACCCGGAAGTGTCCGCCCAACCACATCAGCATTAAACTACCAGAATTCAAATGCTGTGTGCAACGCTGTCATTGTTCCCGTCGTAAACGGAACAATCAACGTGTTTTCAAGTCAAGCATCGCATCTCGTAGTCGATCTTTACGCCACCTGGGCGTGACGCGTCCGTGAACAAGTCATCTATCACGTTGAACGAGAGGTAGCACATGGCTTGGTCTATTGACGTACTTACACGCACGCTCACCGGAAGTTACCAGTCGCCGAGCGGATCTCCGGCGCAAGGAAAAATAACATTCAAACCATCTGTAAAAATTTTAGATCAAGATGATGCAATTATCATCAATGATAGTAGCTTAACTGCAACTCTTGATGTAGATGGTTCGTTTAGCATCGAACTTCCAGTCACAGACAACGTGCTACTCCGTCCGCAGAATTGGACGTACGAAGTAACAGAACGCATATATGGAGTAAGGCCGTCCAAATACTACATAGTATTTCCGTACGGTAGCGGTTCGCCAATTGACATTTCAAATGTCATTATCGCCGGTGAATCTTCTGGAACTGGACTGTCAAATGCGCAGAACGGGGTGCAAGGTCCAATAGGTCCTGTTGGGCCAGTTGGTGCAACCGGACCACAGGGCACACAGGGTGTAACAGGTGTAACGGGTGTTACTGGTGTAACGGGTGTCACTGGTGTAACAGGTGTAACGGGTGTAACAGGTGTAACGGGTGCAACAGGTGTTACTGGTCCAATAGGAATTTCAGGTGTTACCGGCGTCACTGGAGTGACTGGCGTTACGGGAGTAACTGGCGTCACGGGAGTAACTGGTCCGCAAGGGACAACCGGCGCAACAGGGCCAATAGGAGAAGTAGGAAGTGTCGGTGCTTCAGGAATTAAAGGTGTTACAGGTGCAACCGGGCCGCAAGGTGTTACCGGCGTCACTGGAGTGACTGGCGTTACAGGCGTTACTGGTGCAACAGGTGTAACAGGTGCAACCGGGCCGCAAGGCGTTACTGGCGCCGGTGTAACAGGTGTAACAGGTGTAACAGGTGTTACAGGTGCAACAGGACCGCAGGGCGTAACCGGAGCTGGCGTAACGGGTGTTACAGGTGTAACGGGTGTAACAGGTGCAACAGGTCCTCAAGGTGTACAAGGTGTCACGGGTGTAACTGGTGTAACAGGCGCCGGTGTTACAGGCGTCACAGGTGCAACAGGTCCTCAAGGTGTAACGGGTGTAACAGGTGCAACAGGTCCTCAAGGTGTACAAGGTGTCACGGGTGTAACTGGTGTAACGGGTCCTCAAGGTGCAACTGGTGTAACTGGTGTTACTGGCGCTACTGGTATAGCAGGCGCGACCGGACCGCAGGGGACGCAAGGTGTTACTGGTGTTACAGGCGTTACAGGTGCAACAGGTCCTCAAGGTGTAACGGGTGTAACAGGTGCAACAGGCCCTCAAGGTGCACAGGGTGTAACAGGTGTAACAGGTGCAACAGGTGCTGGTGTAACAGGCGTAACCGGACCGCAAGGCGTAACCGGTGTCACAGGTGCAACTGGACCGCAGGGTGCACAGGGTGTAACAGGTGCAACAGGTCCTCAAGGTGCACAGGGTGTAACAGGTGCAACAGGTCCTCAAGGTGCACAGGGTGTAACAGGTGTAACGGGCGCGGGTGTTACAGGTGTTACAGGTGTCACAGGTGCAACAGGTCCTCAAGGTGTACAAGGTGTCACGGGTGTAACAGGTGCAACAGGTCCTCAAGGTGTAACGGGTGTAACAGGTGCAACAGGTCCTCAAGGTGTACAGGGTGTCACGGGTGTAACGGGCGCGGGTGTTACAGGTGTTACAGGTGTTACAGGTGTCACAGGTGCAACAGGTCCTCAAGGTGTACAAGGTGTCACGGGTGTAACAGGTGCAACAGGTCCTCAAGGTGTACAAGGTGTCACGGGTGTAACGGGCCCGCAAGGCACGGCTGGTGTAACAGGTGTTACAGGTGTTACAGGTGTAACAGGTGTAACAGGTGTTACAGGTGCAACAGGACCGCAGGGCGTAACCGGAGCTGGCGTAACGGGTGTTACAGGTGTAACGGGTGTAACAGGTGCAACAGGTCCTCAAGGTGACGTTGGTGTTACAGGTGCAACAGGACCGCAGGGCGTAACCGGAGCTGGCGTAACGGGTGTTACAGGTGTAACGGGTGTAACAGGTGCAACAGGTGTTACTGGTGTTACAGGTGCAACCGGGCCGCAGGGCGCGTTTGGTGGCGCAACATTTTCATATATCTATGAAACTACATTTGATACAGCAATGCACAATAGTTTCACACAGGGACGACTTGGATTTAACGACACCGGTCTTGTACTTGCGACACAGTTTTACATCGCGTATAACGATTCAACAAGCACGAATATTGAAGCATTCTTGCAAACAATAGATGATTCAACCTCATCAATAAAGGGTCATTTCAAGGTATACGAATCCGCTGATCCTACAAATTTTGCGATGTTTTCAATCATAGGAAATCATCTACACTATAATCAACACTTTCATGTTCCAGTAGCGTATATAACATCATCAGGTTCCGGATTAATTGATGGAATGAACGTTCAAGTAACGTTCGCGCGGACAGGTGATATTGGCGATCAAGGTGTCACTGGTGTTACGGGTGCAACCGGACCGACAGGTGTAACGGGTGCAACCGGACCGACAGGTGCTGGTGTTACAGGTGCAACAGGTGTAACAGGTGCAACAGGGCCGCAAGGTGTCACTGGCGTTACAGGCGTCACAGGCGCGACCGGACCGCAGGGGACGCAAGGTGTCACTGGCGTTACAGGCGTTACAGGCGTTACAGGCGTTACAGGCGTTACTGGTGTAACAGGACTGCAAGGCGTTACTGGTGTAACAGGTGCAACAGGCCCTCAAGGTGCACAGGGTGTAACAGGTGTAACAGGTGCAACTGGCGTAACTGGTGCAACAGGTGTAACAGGTGCAACCGGGCCGCAAGGTGACGTTGGTGTAACAGGCGTTACAGGCGTTACAGGCGTTACAGGCGCAACCGGACCGCAAGGTGTACAAGGTGTAACGGGTGTAACGGGTGCAACAGGCGCACAAGGCGTAACAGGACCGCAAGGTGTACAAGGTGTAACAGGTGCAACCGGGCCGCAAGGTGTCACTGGCGTTACAGGCGTCACAGGCGCGACCGGACCGCAGGGGACGCAAGGTGTCACTGGCGTTACAGGCGTTACAGGCGTTACACCAA